CTTTTCCATGCCATATCACAACCTGTACATAAATAAATATATTTCATTTTATTTTCATCATATCTAATATATAAAATATCATTTTTTTCTTCATTATCAGATTTATATGAAGGACATTCTGTATTTGGACATTTAATATAATTTACCTTAGGTAGCGTAGGATCAAATTTAGTATATTTATTAATAATGTCATCAAAATCTGTTTTATCTTTATTTAGATCAGATGACGTAATAGCTAATGTTTCTTCAACAGACATTTCTGAGGTATTTCCACATTTTCTACAATAATACATTAATTCATCCGAATCCTCTGATCTAATTTGAATATAGTACATATTATCACAATTATTGCAGAACTTCATTCTTATTTATTATATACATAATAATGTTTTTATTTCAATTTTATACTTTAATATTTTTCTTAATTGTGTCATATTTTAATTTTATATTTTTATAATTAACTGGAATATTCATATTATATATTCCAGTTCTTAATAATAATTCTTCCTCATATTTTTCTAGGAGTTTATTTAATAATTCTTCTATTTTTAATTTATTTTTTTTATAACATTCTATGATATCTTCATTAAAAATTTTAAATCTACTACTTATATTATTATTTAATATCATATCTATTATACTAAAATTAAAATTTTGATATGTTATAATTTTATTAAATGGTATATTATCACGATGATTAACTGTAATACCAGGTTCATTTATTAATGGATCTTTAGTCATAACACTACATATAGTTAATAAAATACTCGATAATGTTTGACAACTTGTCCATTGCTCGCCCCTCCATGTATTTAATAAAGATAGACATACTTTACCATTTCTATAAAAATTTGGATGAAACCGAGTATTATATGGATTTTGTTGAAATTCAACTTTTGGTGGTTGAAAAGGATAATTCCCAGGAAAATTTATTGTAAAAAAATAAAATCCATATTGATATGGAGTATCACTAGGTCCTACAATCATTGCATAACCTTTTAAAATATTATCTTCATCATGTTTATAATATATACCATTATCATTTAATGGATTTTTATAAATATCTTTTACATCAGATAATACTCTTCGCATTGTTTCTTTTGAAATAATCATTTCGCTCATTAAGTATTATACAAAATATATATTTAAATAATTTTTAATGTAGTTATTTAGGAAAAATATATCGTCACAAATATATATTAATAAAAAATAATTACTACCTACATGTAACGTCTAAAAAATATACGTTATAAATATATCAATATTACTGAAAAATTGATTTAGTAATATCTCATGTTTATATTATATAATATAATGAAGCGACTATCTATCAAAAAAAGTAATGCTTATGCAGACTTTATAAAAAGTCATATCATTAGCAAAGCGAATAAAGATACAATAATACCGACCCATACAAGTATCAAAGGTGGATCGTATTATATATCTGAAAAAGATATTGATACATTTTATAAATTATATTACGAACATGTATTTAAAAATGGTAGCAAAGAATATTTGGTAGAGCGTCAATTGATAAATAATGGACCTATATTATTAGATTTAGACTTAAAATATACACCAAGTGTTAATGAAAGACAACATAAAGAAGATGACATTGTAATTATAATCGACCTTTTATTTGATAGTTTAAAGGAGTTAGTTGTACTTGATGAAAATACAACTATTCCGGTATATGTATTTGAAAAGCCTAATGTAAATATTCAGAAAGATCATGCAGATACTAAGGATGGTATTCATATAGTAATTGGTATCAAATTATCACATCAATTGCAACTTATTCTCAGAGAGAAAGTAATAAGTCAGATTGACGATTATGTGAATTTACCAATTACAAATACATGGGAAGATGTGTTTGATATTAGCATTTCACGTGGAAGTACCCCTTGGCAATTATATGGTTCGATGAAACCAAATCATGATGCATATATATTGACATATAATTACAAAATAGATTACGATTCTAGTGATGGTACGATATCTGTTTCAGAACAACAAGTTGATGGATTTATTAACGGTCCTGATAAGCTCAAGTTAATTTCTGCAAGATATGAAGATCACATTTCCTTGGAACTGACAAAGTATTCAAAAGAAAAAATAGAACAACAAATACAAGAAAAAAAGAAAATTTCGTTAGCAGGTATTAAGCGTTATGTATATAATTCTAGTGTTAATTTAAATATCCGTAGCGAACAACAATTAAATACAGAAATTGAAAAATTCTTTCACGAAGATAATTTGCGATCTAACGATTATCATCTTAAAGAAATTCATCAATATACCATGATATTACCTGATTCATATAGTCATAGATATGATGAATGGATTAAAGTAGGATGGGCACTTAAAAATACTGATGATCGTTTATTTTTAACATGGATAAAATTCAGTACTAAATCCAATAAATTTAAATATTCAGATATATCTCAACGATATGATGAATGGCAAAGGTTTGATCACGGAGGTCATTGTTTATCAAGTAGATCAATAATATATTGGGCCAAACATTATTGGGATAATAAAGAAAAGGAAGAAAATGTAGAAAATGAATTTAATAAAATAGCAAAGACATGTGTAAATTATTATGTTGAGAAGACAATCACTGAAAATCAAACAGATTTTGACTTTGCAAAAGTATTGACACAAATGTTCAGTAATCAGTTTGTATGTGTTGCATTCAAGAATGATATGTGGTATAAATATGAACAACATCGTTGGATTCCTATGGAATGTGGTATTAAATTGAAATATTTGATATCTACTGATATGCACGATGTCTATCAAGATAAAATAATTACATGTACTGGACAATTCAATGCTTATGATCAAGAAGATGATTTCTGGAATGATACAGAAAAGCGCGTTACTATTATGTCTAAGATCTGTACTACATTAAAAGATAATGGTAAGAAAGATAAGATTATGAAAGAAGCACGTGTTTTATTTTACGATAATAAATTCATTGAAAAAATAGATGCCAATCCAAATTTGCTTGGTTTTGATAATGGTATTGTAGATTTTAAAGAGAAACGTTTTCGTCCTGGTTATCCTCATGATTATATTAGTAAGAGTACAAAAATTAATTATATTCCATTAGAAGAAATTAGAAACGATCCTGAAAAATCAAAACAAATTACTGAGATAGAAACATTCATGAGTCAATTATTTCCTGATAAAACTCTATGTAAATATATTTGGGAATTGCTCGCTTCATGTTTAATTGGTATTAACTATAACCAAACTTTCAATATATTTATGGGCATTGGTTCTAATGGTAAATCATTGCTATTAAAATTAATGAAAAACATACTTGGAGAATACTATGAGTTATTGCCTTTGTCTTATATTACTCAAAAAAGAACAAGTGTAGGACAAGCTTCTTCTGAAATTGCAAAACTTCAAGGTGTTAGACTTACTGGTACAAATGAGTCTAGTGAAAACGATAAATTCAATGAAGGTGTAATTAAAGAATTAACTGGTGGTGATCCTATTCAAGCTCGTGCTTTATGGAAAGATAGTATTACATTTGTTCCTCAATGTAAAGTTATTTTAGCGACTAATAATCTTCCTGAAATTACTGCAACAGATGAAGGTACATGGCGTCGTATTCGTCAAATACCATTCGAATCTAGATTTGTAGATAAACCTGTACATGATGATCCTTTACATCCATATCAGTTTAAAAAAGATATGACACTTGAAACTAAAATTAATAATTGGAACGAGACATTTATGGCAATGCTTGTTGATATCGTTTTTAAAACAAACGGTATTGTAAATGATTGTGATAAAGTAATGGCTTGTAGTAATGAATATCGTTCTGGACAAGATGTTATTGTAAAATTCATGACAGAAAAGATTAGAAAGGCTGAAGGAAAGAAAGTACAAAAAGGAGCTCTTACCGAGGAATATGGTCAATGGTTCAGAACTAACTTTGGAAAACGTCCTCCTAAGATGTCGAAGTTATTCGAAGCTATGAATCAAAAATTTGGTAAATTCGAAGTACATAAATGCTGGAGAAATGTTGAAATCATATACGATGAAGGAAGTAGTGATTCTGATTCAGATAGCGATTAAATAAATATATTACCAAAATAATATATTTATCAATATATATATATGAATAAAAATAGAGATATAATTAATAAAATTAATAATTTTTTTCACGAAATACCACTAGTTGCATATATTATTCCATATTTAATGCATTTATGTTCTACAAGCTATTTACTATATGGGGAACCACATAAATATACACATAAAGAGCCGTTATATGATATAATAATTAATAATATACCAAACTTATCGAAATATCATTATTTAATAAACTATATTATGTTAATATTATTAATACCTTTTTTAATAAATCCAAAACTCGATTATTTTATAAGTATTTTCAAATATGTATCTATTATTATATTTTTTAGAGCAATAACAACATCTGTAACTATACTTCCTTCGTGTGAAAAAGATCATTGTAAATTACAAAATAATTATTTAAACTATATTATTGGACACTGTAACGATAAAATATTTAGCGGTCATACGTCTGTAAGTCTTATATTATTATATTTAATATATAATTATGATTTAGTTGATACTAATGTATTTTATTTTTTAATATTTATTCAAATATTAATTGCATTATTACTGATAGTAACAAAAGGACATTATACCATAGATGTACTTTTAGGTTATTTTATTACAGGTACTATATTATTATTAGTATCTGATTTATAAACAACTCATATCAGAATTGAAAAGTAATAAAAAATATATTAATAATGTTACCAAATAATAATAAAATGGTTTTTTTATATAGACAAAAATTAAAATCAAAATAATTAAAAATAATAAAACATAATATTTAAAAAAGAATTGTGTATATTCAAATATTGCTCTTGTTGTACGATTAAATGATTGTGCTCCTGGAAATTGTACAAAAATAGCATTAGTTTTATTCAAATCTTTTATATTTGAAATATTTTTAAATATTTTATTTTTTTTATCTATTTTTATAAAATCATATTTTTTGCATAAGTCATTTACATTTCTTTGATCATCATTACATTTTTGTACAATTGCATCTTTTAATAAAATTTTTAAATATTTTACATATCCAACATATAATCCACTATTTGCTATTAAATTATCATAACATTCGCCAAATGAAGTTTTAACTAAAATTTCATTTAATTTTATAGGAAATGTTGGACTATCTATACTTTGTAATGAAAATACTACTTTTTCATTCATATTTAGGAATCTCTCTATAGCTACATTCAAATCTCCATTGATATAACTATCAAAACCATCTAAAAAAAAGACAATTTCATTATCATTCAAATTTTGTATATAATCATATACATATTCAAATTTCATTCTAAATCCTGTCCATTTTTCACCATATCCAAGTACTTTGATAGGTATATTATATTTATTATTTACAATATCTTTGAATGTACCTTCGTTATGTGTGGCAAATGTTAATACGTGTGCATCCATATATTAATATTATATAAATAATTAAAATATAATATTAAATATCATAATAAACATTTCTAGGAATTTGATTATATAAATAATTTGTTATTAATAATATATATTTCAAAAATACACGAGCCCAAATTAAAGGAAAGAAACACATAAACAATAAAAATACAATATTTAATGGTACTTTAAATGCAGAGTTAAGTACAAATAATATTAAATATATAACAAAAATAATATAAAATAACACAGTAAAAACTCGAGAATACCATGATATATTTTCTACTTCTTTACTCTCATAATAACTTTTTCTAGCATCTAATTCTTTATCGGTCATCGCGTCATATAAATTTTTCTCAAATACTTTATTATTTTTATCAATATCATCTAAATAATTATTTAAATGATTCTTGTATAAAACATATTTTTGTTTAAAATCATTTATTGAATTTTTTGTATCTTCCACTTTTTTCTTATTTTCAGTTAATACTTTTTTTACAGTGATATTTATACTTTTTTCTAATTCTTTTCTATATAATTCTTCATAATATGTTTCGCCATTTTTTAAAATAATAATTTTCTTTTTGGTATTTTTTAATTGTTCTGGAGCTTGATTATAATTATATAAAGATTTTTGATATTTTTCTTCTAGTGTTTTTAATTTCTTATCTTTCTTACAATCTGCATCACATACCGTATTATTTATTCGTTCTCTTATAAAGGTTGTTCTATTCTTTTTATATTCTATTCCATCATTTGGATACACCGTGCCCGAATAAAAATGACATTTATTACTATTTTTAGTAAAACCTACACAATCATCTAAATCATTACAATGTTGAATACAATCATCATTATTACTATAATTTTTTGTTTCTATTTTAGTATTACTAGAATCATTATTTATTCTAAAATCATCAAATTGCATATAATTTTGACTAAATGTTGGATTATCTAATTCACTTTCTTTCTCTACACTATAATTTAAAAAACGTCCTTCACTTGCGCCATAATTTTGAAAATGTGTAAATAAATCACATGAATTTGTACCATATGCATTTTTAATATCTGGGTATTTATTCATATAATAATTAGGATCAAATTCATCTGTATAATTTTTAACAACCATAATTAACTACTATATAGTGTCATTATTTTTATTTAAAAATACATTAAAAATTTATATTACTTCAAATCCTGTTGATAATTTATATGGTTTTACTACATTTATTTTTCTATTTTTTTCTTTTCTATTTCCTCTAAATCCTTCATTATCGCTATCATTGTTATCTTCCTCACTATCAGAATCATCTTCCTCTTTATTTGGACCATTAATAGGTTTGCAAGTATCATCTCCTGAATCATATTCTGTTCCATCTGCACAACAATAAGAACCAATACATGTTCCCATATCTGGTTTGGGCCATATTTCAAATTCACCATCATCTCCATTACTATCTTCTTTTCCTGTTTCATATTCATCAAAATTAAATTTACTTCTTCTTGAAAAATCATTATATGCTAAAAATAATATAAATAGTGCAATACCTATTAAGATTGGACTAAGTGTATTTGTTATATTTTCTGGTATTATACCCCTGCTGGTTAATAAATTAATAAGTATAGTAATTATAAAAAATCCAATAACTAATAATGTAACATATGCTAAAGATTCGTATCTTTTACTATAATATGTATTAATTTGTACCATTCTTAATTTATTATATTTTTCAGCATTTAAAATTTTTAATCTATCCTTCTCTTTATTTAATTCATTTTCAGCTAATGAAATTAATTTTAATTGATTACCATAACTATTACTTGTATTCTTATTTTGATTATTTACATCTTTAGACATTTGTTTCATATCACCGTAAAGCTTATCGCGTTTTGTTGAGAGATTATTAATTTTATTAACTATATCTCGTTTATCTGTGACATCATTATCATCTTTTAATATTTCATATAACTCTTTTTCGGTATTTTGCAATTGACTTAAATATGATAACATATTAGTAATTGTTTCATTTGTATGTGTATTAACTTGTTTGCCTTTTATTTCCATTTCCTTTATTCGTTTTTTAATTTCTATTTTAATTTTTTCTTTATCTAATTCTTCATCATTTTTTAAACCTTCGTCGCCTTCAATATTTATCCATGAATTATTTGAATCTTTTCCCATAATATACATTGTGAAGAAAATGATTTTTATTTTATATCATTTTGTTTCTCATATCTTCTAAAATATATATTTCTTTATTTAATACATCTACTAATGCAGACTTACTTTCGCTAGATGTCATTCTTGTAATCATATTATTTATTATATCTTCTCTCTGATTTTTTATTCTCTCCAACTTCTTCTTGCAATCTATTATATTTTTAAAGTTAAAGCTTTTATCAAATACATTACTTCTATACTTCATCTTTTTCTTATCTACTTTATTTATAGAGAGAAGTGTAATATCTTGCATATATTTTAATGTATTTAATGAATCAGTAGAGTTACGATTCTCACAACTCACTGTTCCTAATACACAAGTAGTTGAATTATTTACAAAACTGCTTTTTAATATTCGTGTTAATAAATGTCCTCTATAAGGTATATATTTTGATTTTCGTTTTAATGCTCGAATACATTCTTTCCATGCTAATATACTTCTATTTATATCACCATTTTCATTTATATTATTATTTTTAACATTTTTCAATTTTTCACTACCAGCTAAATCAATAAGTCTAAATACATTATTTCCAAATTTTATTTCAATTATTAAATGACTACGACTAGATGTATCATTTTCACTTGATACACTAACATGTCTATTGTGTGTTATTTCATTTATCAAATCTCGATAATTACTATTATTTATACTTTTAGTTTCTAATCCGTTTATTACATAATTATCATTACCGTTATCATAACCACTGACTTGTTTATTATTTGAAAATATATCATATATTTTATTATAATATAATTGATAGCATTTTAATTTTAAACACGAATTAGATATCTGTTTAGAAATATGCTTTGTTAAATTATTTAACACATAGTGTAATATACCTGGTTCTTTATATCCCAATAAAGAATGAGTTTTACCTGATCCTGTTTGTCCATACAAATAAAATGTACAATTTGAACCACCTAAAAAATTTAATATCATTTCTTCACCAAAATATCTATATATATCTTCATTAATATAATCAATATCAAATACTTTTGAGAATTTAAAATCATGTTTATCCAATATTGGTTTATTTCTAACATCATATTTTTTTTGAACTAATGTCAATATTTTTTCATTTTTATCCACAAATGTAGTTTTTTGTGAAAAACACTCGGGAGGCTTTATTCTAATATATACATTCATAGTATATATATATATTAGATATTATTTATTTACACTTAGAACAGGCACTGAATGCCATCATTGTACCTATAATCCCCAATGTACCAAGAGCTAATACACTATAATCTTCTTTATAATCTTCAAAAGGAGTTGTTAATGTTGTAAATGCTTCTTGATTATAAGTATTCAAATCATCCATACATGCTGCTTGATTTTCACAACCAACACCTTCTGATGCACTACCACTTGATGTTTGAACACCTTCATTACTACTCGTTAATCCTCCATCTGATACATTTTCTTGTCTATCTTTAAACCAATAATTAAATAATGATGGCAATACACTTTGATCTTTTCTATTTAATGTTTGATCTAACATATCGTCTTTCTCTCTATGAGGTTCAACTGTTTCTAATTCTTTTTTAACACTCTCTAATTCTTTAAATCTTTGATCCATTAACATAATTTCACGTTTTGTTTCAATATCATTATTTATATTTTGAGAAGAAATTGTTGTTATTTTATTCGATATTTTATCTAGAACTTGTTTTAATTCATCATCTAATTCATTCAATCTATTATTATCTAATTCGGTTGATAATCCACATTTAATATTATCATCATACATATTTCCCTTTTCATAATTTTCCCATTGAGTACTTGATATTTCTTTAATATCTGCACTACAACCATTTACTTTATTCACACTACGTTTTCTTACATATAAATTTACATCATTTATATTTGATGATTTACTTCCGATTGGATACATATTTTCATTTTTTAAACTATAACTATTATTGGATGTATTCAATGTAAAACCAGCACATTCAGAATTAGCACTACATAAATCTTTCACTTGATCTATTGCTGATGTATTACTAGTGTCTGTAATTGTTCCACTAGATATTTCATTATATTTACTATCAGTATTTAAATATTCAACATATTCATCTTTCCAACTTTTATATTTATCCGACATTTCATGTAATACCGAATTTTCATCTACATAACCCATTTTTCCAGCATGTTCCCATCCTATATTAAATGGATTTGCTATATTTGGCTGATAACTTGACATTTTCATATTACTATCTGTAGATTGAGGTATATTTCTATATAAATAACAAGTATCAAAGCTATCATCTTTATTTTCTTTCCCAAATGAAAAACTATTACATTCATTTGATGATTGACATTGTTGCATGCAATCACCTAGTTGTACTTTTGTATATTTAGGTGTTATATCTTTTACCGGATCACCATTTACAAATTTACCTTGAGATGTTTTAAACAATGTATTATTTAACATATAAACTGCATTTGTCCAACTAGCACCACCTATATAATCTTTATTATCTACACATTTTGTTTTACCTTTATATACTACAAAATTACCATCACTCTGCATTATTGCTATTCTTTTACCATTATTTGAAGATATTAATTTATTTGCATCTAATCTCTGACCGGGTAATAAATAATTTGTTTTATATTTATTTGAACTATTTTTATCTGGTTTCCATGATTCTACTACCATACCGCTATCATCACCTGTATTAGATGACCATAATTGTTTTCTATCTTTTGTTTTTGTTCCATCATTTGGAGTACCAGTATATAATACCAAATCACCGTTATTTTTTATAACTAAAAATGTTCTTCTACCTTTTAAGAAAAAATTCCAATCATTAGTATCACTTCTTGTTCCTAATTTTTTCTTAAACCAACAAAAGTTACTTGTTTTACTTACATTATAACCTACACATTCGTTATTATCATCACAATAATCACGACAATCACTACGACTTAATGCTTTTCCTTCGATATCATTGCCTGGATAATCCGTTTTTTTAAATTTAATATAATTATCATTTCCATCATCATCATTTGATGAAGTATTTGTTTGCCATATTACTGCATCATTGTTTGCACTATCTTTTAATTCTAAATTACCACTATAATCCAAATATAAATAATATGTACTCTCGCTCGAACTTTGTGTATTTGTTGCCCATGTATATTCATTTGCAATTGCTTCACCCAATGATGTAGTCTTTATTATATTATTACTCAACATACATGCACTTGTTCCATCTGATTGAGTATCTTGTAACGCAAAAAATGTATTTTTATTATCAATCGCCTTTTGCTTACAATCATCGTATGACATATATGCAGCTCCGTCCCATGTCATTGTACGACTACTATTGTCGTTAAAACAACCAATATATGAAGGTTGTTCGTCTTTTACTGATGGATATTTATTTACAAATACATTGACACCTTCTCCTCCACACGTTTGACCACGCGGTACTGTTCTTATCATAAATTCTTGAGTTCTTTCATCTGTCAATCCAATACTTGGATACACTTGTTCGCGTTTTTCATTTAATAATTTTATTTTGGCACCATTTAATCTATCTTGACAACAATCAGGTCTGTTATATATTGTAACACGAGTTACATCCTCTTCTTTTTGTAAATCTAATTCAACCCATTCATCTTTACCATTTTGTGTATGTACTGAATTAGGCCATATTTGACTATCATCTTTATTTCCATCTATTGTTAATGATCCTTCACCACTCCACCCTTTTGAACTTTGACTAACTGTTCCACCACCACTTTGTACTTTACAAATACATTGTTTTTGAGTTCCAGGTAAAGGATCTCCTGTACTTTTTTCTTTACCATATGTATATATTTCACTCCATAGTCCATATGGGGCATTTCCTGTTTCAGTTAATTTAATATATTTCAATTCAGTTTGAGATGTAGCAGTAAATGTTAAATTACCAATAGATGCATCATATTGATTTGATCCACCTATTGTTGTAAATGTACTCCCATCTGTTGAACCTTCTACACTAATTGCTTGCGGATTAAATGCAGTATTACTTTGATAACCAGTTATTATAACTTTTGTAAAATAAAGTGTAACAGGATATGTAATTGTTGCAACAATATTAACTTGTATTGTATTATAATATACAGGTGATACTACAGTACCACCCAAAATTTCTCCAATTTTTGGTTGTTTGCTCATTAATGTTAAATTACCATTTTCTATATCAGAATTTATATTATGTTGTGAATCTTTTACAGAGATTGTATAAGTACCATTACCATATGATTGACCAGATACAGTACCTGTACTTGTAGATGCGCGTCCAGATACAGTAGTACTCAATGAAATAGGTACAGGTGGATATTCTCTTTCTTCTGAATATGATCCATCAGAAAATGAAGAGTTAGCACATTTGAAATCACCAGAATTATCTAATTTAAAATAATCTGATTGTACTAAATCATCATAACTAGCAATATCACCACTATTACCATCTACATATTTTTTACCATAATATACTGTTCCACTACAATTAAAATTTTTATTTTCATCAGCTGTTTGTTCTTGTATTTCAGTTGTCACTTTGGCTAAATTTTCATCACCTGAATAAACCTCTAATTCTTGGAAATGTAGATATTGGTTACTGTGTTCTACTCTAATATATCTCACTTTATTTTGCATAGATGATATATCACTACCTTGAATCATAGGACTCATAGAACTATTTAAATTTGAAAATGTTTGTTCTATTGTTACTAAATCTTTTGATGTTGGACAATTATTTTTTCCTACAGAACTTTGATATGTTGCATCATCTGGATATCGTTTAAATACACCTTTATTAGTAACAAAGCCTTTTACACCATCATCTGTTTGTACATTTTTTCCATGATAACTATGTGATGAACCAGTTCTTAATAAATAATTTTTAGTAATATCTGAAATTCTCGATTTTTCTTCTCTATATTCATTTACTTTACTATTGAATTGGTTATATAAATCCTCTAATTCTTTATTATTGTTATCAGATACTTGGCTTATTTCTTTTATTTTATCTACTGAATCAAATTGTTCATCAGTAAAACCTTCTATCGTAGATGGAGGAACATTATTTGTTTTATATATTTTTCTAAATAACGGTGATGATAAATAATCTTCGGGTTTTACTTGTCCTGAAAATCCCTCAATTGCTGGATTTGTACCTTTTCTTAATTTATTCTTATTTTTATTATATGTACTACCTTGCTTAAGTGATATAAATTCATTATCTTTGATATTATTTGTAGTATTTATATTATTATAATTCTTTACCATATATTATATAAATAATTATTTTAAATTAAATTTACAGATAATATCAAAAAAACAACCATTAATATTGTTAAAAACATATATATTAATCTATGCATGTTCATTTTTTTTAATGTTTCCTCTTCGTTACCATTTATTGTTTCTATTTCTTGTGAAACTAATTTTACTCTTTTTCTAATTTCATCTAAAGGTACATCTATATTAATATATTTTTTCATAATATTTTCAAATGCCATTTATATATATATTATTTCTTATTATTTTTTTTTACCTATTTGAAATAATAATACACCAAATGTTGATAATGCAATTATTACTAAAATTATATATTGATTTAGTCGTATATCCATCTCTTTACGACTGGTCTCTTCTCTTGCGTTTATTGTTTCTATCATATTTACCATTGCTTCATTTCTTTTTTTATCTTTTCTTTTACTCATATTCATTAAATAGAAAATTTTTTATTTTTTTGGAGTGAAATCTATTATTTTTTTAATCAAAATTCCTACACCTAAAAACATTCCAACGATATAAAACATATTTATTCTATATTCTTGTACTTCATCCTCTTTAAATTGAGAAAATGAAGAATCTTCATCATTTTCTTGTTGAATTTTACTCCTTAATGTATTTCCTATATGTAAATTTTTGCTTATTTCGCCATCTATACTTGATAATCTTAAATTTAATATGTTATTATTTTTTACAATTTTTCTATCTAATTTATAGCCATTATTTCTTAAGAATTCTAATTCATGACTACATCTTTCATATAATCGTTTATTAGCACTATTTTCTTCATCTAGTTTATATTGAACAAATTTTTCTTTTAATTCATGTATTTTATTTACAAATTGTGATGCCATCTCATTTACTGCTTTTTCTAATATTTCAGGTGATTCTATTCCTTCTAAATTACTAACATTTGATCTCTTACCATACAATGAATAACTGGATTGACCTTGAACTGATACTTCTTTGCCTTCTATTTGATCTTTAAATCCACCGCTTTGATTATTGGCATCCTTTGAAACTGATTGTAATGTTGATTGTAATTCATTTAATTTTTGAGCTTGTTCTGTTAATCCACTTCTTACATCTGTTAAAGTACTTTCTGCGGATTGTAATTGATTACCTCGATTGTTATCATTAGTCTGATTATTATCACTAGTCTGATTATTATCACTAGTCTGATTATTATATGTATTAGAAAAAGTACTACCTAAATTATTAATACTGTCTGAAATACTATCTGAAATACTTGTCATAATATATATATTATATTAAAACATAATATATCTATATATTTATACAACATCTATAATATTTACTTGTTATTGCTGTTTTACTACTTCTAATTATTTCACATATTTGATTAGGTCTCATTCCTATTACCTTTGCAACTGGATCAAATCTTGATATTTCAGGTAATTCAGAATTATTATTAATATTATATTTCTTTTTTATTTCAGCTGTTTCTTTTTCTGTCAAAATAGTATGTTTTGGTACTAATTTATGATTCAAAATATTATATTGCAAATTCTTTACAGAAATTATATTAATAAACTTATTTTCAGATTCCCATATATGCTTTAAATATATATTTATTGGCTCGCTTGGATTATTTTCACTTATAATTAATAAATCATCTTCTTCTGTTAATATATTCTCTATTTCATATAAATCTTCAATTATTTCATCTATTACTGTTTGTCTTAATACTTTTGATTGTTTGCCAGTTAATTCATAAAATTTTATATATATCTTTTTATTACCATCACTTTTTTTTAACAGCATATCCATTTCATTATTTTTCATCATAGCATGTAATTCGTGTGATTTAAAATTTTCATATTCACTTACGTCATACTTATTAGTTTTTAAAATTTGTAATATTATTTCTCTACTTTTATATAAGCTCGAAAAGAAAGAACTACTAACGGATAGATCAAACGACATTATTATTATATAGTATATAATAATAATTTTAAATTCAATTTTATATAATATATTATGTCGAAATAATTATATTTTTCTTACCACCTGATACCGTTTTTAATTTATCTTTATTCTCATCTTCTTCTTTTTCTTCTTCTTCTTCTTCTTTATTTTCATCTTGTTGTAATAATGAATTTTTCATAATCTCTTCTGATGATAATGGTTTATATTCAACTTCTTTACTATCTTCCAAATCATAATTTGGCGTATCTCCTAACTCTGGTGTTTCAGGATTAAATACAGGAGTTCCTTCAACACTTAAAGAAGATGTACCGGGTGCAAACGGAGGACTATTTGGATCATATATTGGGTTTCCTTCAATACTTAAAGAAGATGTACCGGGTGCAAAAGGAGGACTATTTGGATCATATTCTGGAGTATTTGGATCATATACAGAACTATCTCCTGTAGTATTTACTTTATATACAGGACTATCCTCATCTACAGGTTTAGATGGTGATTTATATTTTGTTTTCTTTTCTAATTCTCTTTCTTTATCTTTTGCCAATTGATCCCTAATTGTTTGTTGTGTATCCCGACCATGTTTTATAATATCTGGTTTATTCGTTAATTTAGTTATATTATCACTATATGACATACTAGGTAAGTCATTCATATTATCTTCCGTTATTATTCTCATTTGTATATTCATTGATTGTAACTCTTGTATTAATAATTTTAATGTATAAGGTACTCTTACAATACTAAATGATCTACCATATTTACTTATATTTTTAATTCTGCTATTTTCATTTATAGGTTCAGTATATTTTAATGGACCATCAACCATTGGACTATAAAACTGTTTCTTTTGAACATTATATACAGCTATATTACCTGTATGATTACATACTGCCATTTTATAATCATCTCCACGTATAGTAAAAGATTCTTTTAAAAATTGTGTTGCTCCATGTGCTACTACTCCATCACGTTCCATTTCCCCAATTCTTAAACCACCATCATTTGCTCTTCCATGTACTGATTGACGAGTTAATAATGTAATTGGTCCTGTTGATCTATGATTTATTTTATCTTTAACCATATGTTTCAATCTCATATAATATGTAGGACCCATAAATACACTGCCTGATAATTGTTCTCCTGTCATTCCATTATATAATATATCATCACCGGTACTATGATATCCTAGATCCGAAAGCATATTACCAATTACTTCTTCTTTAGGTCCTTCCTTTAAGAATGGAGTACAATCACCAAATGTACCCTTTTCCACACATAATTTTCCTAATATACATTCTGTTAATTGTCCAATTGTCATACGGGACGGTATAGCATGTGGATTAATAATTAAATCTGGTTTTACACCATTTGCTGTATATGGCATATCTTCTTCAGGAATAACTAATCCTATTGTACCTTTTTGTCCAGCACGACTTGCCATTTTATCACCAATTGCCGGAATACGTTCATCACGAATTCTTACTTTTGCTATTCTGAAACCTTCTTCATTATCTGAAATATATACTTTATCTACATATCCCATTTGACCTTTTTTAGGAACTAGAGAATCATCATTATAACCATCACTTGAATCTTCTTGTGTAGCTTTTCCTATCATAATCATTTTTTCATTTACACGCGTATTTAATTTTACAACACCATTTTCATCTAATTGATCATAATCATGTCCGCGATGTTTTAATTTTTTAACATTTTCATTCGTTACTTTCATAAATTTACTATTAGCAGTTGAACCCGGTACATCGGAACTTTCCTCCTTTACTTCATACATATTATAATATGTTGTTCTAAATAATCCTCTGTCTAATGCTCCTTTATTTACTAAAATAGCATCTTCCACATTATAACCGGTATAACTCATTATAGCAACAATTGTATTTACACCATAAGGTAATTCTTCATTATTTATATATTTCATATATCGACTTTTCACTAGCGGTATTTGCCCACAATTTAATACTATACCAGCTTTATCTATTCTATTTTGATAATTAGAATGATACATTGATACTGCTTGTTTGGTTTGGCCACATGAAAATAAATTTCTTGTAGGAGGATTATTTTCTGGATAAATAATTTGATTACCCATTACACCAAATATCAATGAAGTATGAATTTCTAAATGAGTATATTTTCTTGATTTATCTATTATTTTTTTATAATCAACAGCAATTAACGACGATTCTGCTTCACTTGTATCTACAAAATCAATAATTCCTGTGTCCATGACTATATTTTCTAAACTTTTCTTGGATGTATCATATAATTCATCGACATCATATATTTTTCTATTATCAAATTTATCTAATATTCTTTCATTAAATCCATAACATATGTCATTCCACTTTAAATCTGTATCTATTAATCTCTCGATATTTTTACTTGTAAATGCGCTTGGTACATTATCTACACTAATATAATATAACGGTCTTGAAATACGACCACTATCAGTAAATACAAATATTGAATTCTTTTGAATATGAAATGATACACTCGTATATAAAGGAATTAATCCTAGACGTCTATATACCTTTATTTCATTTACAACATCAAATGGTTGTACAACAAACCCAACCCATGCACCATTTATAAATACTTTAGTATTTTGATATATATATTCTGAATAACTTTCTTCTAATGTATATAAATTTACATGTTCTTTCATCCATATTAGTATCTTTTCACTTGCATAACCAGTACTTATACATGATCCCATTGACATATGTTTATGTAACCCAATATTTCCACCATCTGGTGTATCAATTGGATCAATTATACCCCACTGAGTACTATGTAATAAACGTGGTCCTACAACTTTTGCGCTAGCATCTAATGGTAAATTTATTTTACGTAATTGAGATATATAAGAATTAAATGATAAGCGATTTAAATCTTGAATAATTCCCAATCGTTTTGTATGAGAACTTGCTCCCCAATTGCCTTTAAAACCTTTCTTGAATCCTTTCTCTACTATTTTATTTTTGAAATAGTCCTTATAATTTGTATTAATCACACTCATAGTTTTCTCATGATCTAGTACAACCTTTTCTCCTTCTCCGTCTTTAACTGTATGATGGTAATAAATATCTTTTTCTATATTCAAAAATATATCCTTTTTCTGTTTTAAATAATATTCATTAAATAATTCATATATTAATGCCCCTGATAATTCAACACGTTTATATGTAAAACTATCACGATCCGTTGGTTGTTCTAAACCTGTATGTACTTTTAAAATTGAAAAAATCATATGACCTAAATAATAAGCTTTAGATATAAAATTCAATTCACCTATATTTGGTAAAAAATAATTCATTAAAATTTCAATTGCATGATATGTTGTTTCTTGCTTCATAAATGAACATATATATTCTAATGCTAATTGTTGTGTAAATATTAAACCTGCATCATGAACACTAGGTATTAATAAATCTAAATATGATTCATTCTTTTTTAAATCTAATAAGCAATGTCTCATAATATCTTTATCAGATATTATACCCAGTGCTCTCATAACAATCATGAATGGTATGGGTTTTCTTACGTTAGGTAATTCAACTACAAAATTACCAAATGTTTTTTCGGGTGTAGGGGCTACCATATGTACTTTCAGTGTTCTTACAGGTTTTGATGAATCTTCGGATACTGTACGAATAATTGCACTATAACTATATAATTCATCTGGATTGTTCTTTTTAATATAAAGCATATTGTCTGCAAATTTTTCTTGAGGAACTAATACCTTTTCTTTACCATCAATTATAAAGTATCCCCCAATATCATTTCTACATTCACCCATATAAAATTTTAAATCACGATTTAAACCATTATAAATACATAATTTTGAATTAACCATAATAGGGAATTTACCCAATAATATTTTCTCTAAAGTTATAGACTGTCTTTTCATTTCTCTAGTGGTCGTATCATATATTTCTATATCAACTACACAATCATAATGAATTGTTAATCCATAAGTCATATTTCTTAATCTAGCTTCATTTGGATACATATAATGTTGATATGTATCATCAAATATTATTGGTTTTCCGTAATATAATTTATTTCCTTCTTTTCCACCAATATAAAAATTACAAGTATAATCAAATTCATCACGTGTTGAATTATAATTCTTACTTATCTTAATTGGATTATTTTCTTTTAATATTTGAAAAATACCATAATCAAAAAAATCATTATATGACTCTAAATGATGATTTACTAGTAATGTTGGATTACTTTTAAACATATTGTCAATTATATTCCATGATATAGTATTTGTTTTTGAAATTAATTTCTCTTTGCTTTCTTTTGACATTTATATTTATACTATATCATGAGTATTTTTATATATTTTTTTAATTAATTAATTGAGGTAAAATTTTTATTTAATGTTCCTTGATATTGATCATCCCATGGTAGTGGATTTACTGGTTTATCATATCCTTGTAATTGATTCCATGTAGAACCTACATCATAATTTCCATAACGTACTAAATTTACAGCATCAGATAAAAATCCTCCTTTTTGTCTTTTCTTACTTTTTTTTCCTCTTTTTCTTCTTTGTTTTGATTTACGTCTTCTTCCACCACCACCCATTATTGAATTTCCACTTTTCATATATTGAAATGGGGTTTCTTTATAATTATTTAATGCATAAAAATTACCATTTGTACCACCATTATGATTTATTGACATTCCTGGTAAATTATCTTGGCTATATGATGTACCTTGAAAAGGTGATACAAATCCTCCTTTTTGTCTTCGTTTAATTACTCTTCGCTGTTTTCTAGTTCTTCTTTTGTTTGTTTTTTTACGAAGATTTCTTTTTTTATATGTTTTACCCATATAAATTATATATAAAAAAAAGATTACTATATATATAATTTTAATTAAGTTTTTTATTATTCTATATCAACATGAGTCAACATATGTCTTCTACAACACATACGTGTGAGTTGTAATTCATCTAAAACCTTTCCTTCCGCCGTTTTTGATGTATTTTCTTTTGTTAAATAAATTACAGAATCTTCATCTAAATTATTATCTTTTTTATTTTTTCGAACTTGTTCTTGGAAATATCTATACTTATTTGCTAAAACTTTACCACATGTAAAACATTTTACAGGAATAATCATTGTATATATAATTTATATATAATCATTTTTTAATATCAATTTTATTAAATATAATTATTATTCAATAATATTTATTTTTTTAACAGGATTCCAATGTTTAATAAAAAAATAAAAAGAACTTAGTAAAAGAAATATAGCTAAAAATCTATATAAAAATAATTCTGATAAATAATTATTTGCGGATAACATAGAACCAAACCATATACCAAAAAAACTTCCTAAAATAACAAATACTGTAGGTTCCCACTTTATATATTTCCAATAATTATATACACCCGGTAATGACTGAGGTAATAATTGCATAACCATCGCAACAGCAACTGATTCAGAGATTGTTAAACCAGAATATATAAGTAAAGGCATTGTTATTAATCCAGCACCTATACCTATTGCACCCATTGATACACCAGCTATACAGCCTATAAATAAATAAATAAAATTTTTAATTAATTTCATTTTATATATTTATATAATTATATAATTATTATGAATTTTCTAACCACCACATACTATAAATTTTTTCTTCATCTTTTTCACTTATAATATGTTTAATACCTTGTTCAAATGAATACATTTCATTTGTTTTTTTATTTAAATAAAATCCATTCGCATACTTATATAACTCTAAAGAATAATTAGGATCATTATATATGAATGTCCAAGTATCATATATGTTATCAGTTGTAGTCATTATATAATAATACCATAATTTTTTAAATATATTTTATATATATTTTATTTTTGAGATGATAAATAAGGTACGTTAAAAATTTTTAGGAAATTTTTGTCCTTGATAATAAAATTCACTATTATCAAATGCACTTCCCTTAAATATTGGACCGTAGTTATTTCCTAATGTGCAATTACCATTTTTTTTTATATTTGGCAATCCCTTTTCACCTCCCCATATACAACATTCTGTGTCCATACAATTTTCAAAACTTAAAGCTTTACAACCTTTATCTAGTCTATTATTATCTCCTTTATATTCTTGACACATATTAATTTCTTTTTTTTCGAAAGATTCAACATAATTATCATCTGGTACAAATGTTTCAACTACAATTTCTTCTACTTTTACAGGTTTTTTCATAGGATCCATATTTATTTTATAATATTCAATAACATACATTAATAACAATAAAAATACTAAAACCACTAATACCCCAAATATTTTAAATAACATATATTATATATTTATATTTTTAATCATCCTTTTTATTTAAATAATTATATATTAATACATCTTTAGATGTATTTGTAACTTCACCTGTTAATATTGCATCTTCGTATATCCTCTTTATTAAATCTTTTGGTGCATTATTACCTACTTTTAATATTCCATGAGAATATAGATAATTTTTCATTACATGTAACGGTTTTGATCTTAACATACTTCTTTCTACTTGTACCCTTGCTCTTAAATCTTTATTTTTTAATAATACTGATATTTTTCTTCGTGTATTATTTTTGCCCAAATTATATTTTCGTTTTATTGTACAATATTTCTTTTTAATAATTGATTTTGTTTTTTTTGGTTTATCTACCTTTTTTTCAATAATAGGCTTACTAAATATTCCAAATTTTTCTTTAAGATGATTTAATTTTTCTTCACGTTCTGTTTTTTCTTTTTTAGGAATTTCAACATTTGATTCTCTATTTTTTTGAGTTTTATTTAACCACATTCGATAAGTTGGCTTACTACCATTTTTTAATATTCCATATGGTGGCGTTGGCATTAAACTATTATTTAAAGCAATAGAATTATTATTAATCGGAGTTATAATAGACTCTACTGGATTTACTACCGGAGATACTGGATTTACTACCGGAGATATTGGTGTTACTATCTGAGATATTGGTGATTTAATTGACATGGATGGTGGTAATATTTTTATTTCATTAGACATTAAATCTGTAGGTAAAGATAAATTAATATTAGGTTCATTAATAATTGGTCTATGTTTTAAAGTTCTTCCTTTATTTGATTTTGTACCTTTGTCTTTCATAATATCCATTAAATAATTCATTGAATCTTTGAAATCAGAAGAAAAAGCTATATCCTCTTCCTTTTCTGAATTTTTTATTTTATTTTTATGATCTTTTATTCTCTTTAAAAATTCTTTTTTTAGTTTGCTAGGTTTATTTATTTTAACTTTTGGTTTCTTCTTTTCCTTTGGTGATTTTTTTATACCAGAACTTCCTCCACCTTTTAATAAATCAGGACTTATTGTTATTTGTTTTTTTAATGACATATATACTAAATATGTCTTAATATTTTTTAATTTTATAACTAATAGTAATAATTAATAAAATTATATAAAAAATTGATTACAATAAACATTAATGACCAATATAATAAATATGTCTAAAATGGATTACGATTCACTAAAGCGCATAGAAGATCATGATGAAATTAATGAATACATCGAAACACCATGGACTATTATAGGAAGTTATTTTAGAGATCAACATTTAAAACAACTCGTAAGACATCAAATCGAATCGTATAATCAGTTTGTCAATTATCAAATCAAGAAAACAATAGATATGTTTAATCCAGTAACTATTGCATCAGAACATTCATATGATGAAATATCAGGTAAAAACTCTTTAGAAGTCAAAGTTGATTTTGAAAATTTTCAATTACATCATCCTCAAATTCATGAAAATAATGGTGCTACAAAATTAATGTTTCCTCAAGAGGCACGCCTTAGGAATTTTACATATTCGTCAAATATGACAATTGATCTTAATATTAAATATATTATTCGTAATGGAGATAATCTAGAAAATATTCAAATTGTACATAAAAAATTATCTCAAATCCATATTGGAAAATTACCTGTTATGTTAAAATCAAATATTTGTCTTCTTTCACAATATAAACATATTTCCAGCGATATTACTGGAGAATGTAAATTAGATGCAGGAGGTTATTTCATTATTAATGGTTCAGAAAAAACTGTTCTAGGACAAGAAAGAGCAGCAGAAAACAAAGTTTATTGTTACAATATTTCGAAAAATAATACAAAATGGAAATGGCAAGCTGAAATGAAATCTGTACCTGATTTTAAATGTATTTCACCTAAACAAATTAATATGATGGTTAGTCAAAAAAATAACGGTTATGGATATATTATTCATATACAAATTCCCAGAATGAAAAATACCATACCTTTATTTATACTATTTAGAGCTCTAGGTATTGAATCCGACAAAGATATTTGTAATTATATTTGTCTGGATATTGAAAATAAATATGAAAAAAATGTATTAAACTTTTTACAAGCCTCAATTATTGAATCTAATACTATATCCAATGAAGAAGATGCTATTAATTTTATTACATCTCAAGTCATGTACACTCCAATTAATATGGATCATGATAAGGGAATTAAAAAGAAAAAAGAATTTGCACTAGAAGTTATTAATAATGATCTATTCCCTCATTGTCATAATAAAACACAAAAAATATATTATCTAGGTTATATGACGCGAAAATTAATTCATGCTTCGTTGGGAGTTAAAAAACAAGACGATAGAGATTCTTATTTGAATAAACGTATCGATTTAACAGGTTCATTATTGAATAACTTATTCAGAAATTACTTTAATAAGTTAGTGAAAGATATGCAAAAGCAGATTATACGTGAAATTAATACTGGTTCATGGCGTTCTACATATGATTATGAAAATATTGTAAATCATACAAATATTTATAAAATCATAAAATCTGCAACAATTGAAAATGGTATTAAACGTGCATTGAGTACGGGCGATTTCGGTATTAAACAATCCAGTTCAACAAAAGTAGGTGTTGCTCAAGTATTGAATCGTCTAACATATGCTTCTAGTTTAAGTCATTCACGACGTATTAGTACGCCTATTGATAAAAGTGGTAAATTAGTTCCACCTCGTATGTTACATAATTCTACATGGGGTTTCTTGTGTCCAGCTGAAACTCCAGAGGGTCAATCAGTTGGTGTTGTTAAAAATTTAAGTTATATGACACATGTAACATTAGCATCTGATAGCGAACCAATATTTGCGTATTTGAAACCATATATCGTTCCAATCGAAGATAAAACACCGAATGAATTAATTAATTGTGTAAAAGTATTTGTAAATGGTGCATGGATTGGTACTGTAAAAAATGATCCTATTGAATTATATAAAAATCTAAAAAATAAGAAAACATCAGGTATGATGAATATTTATACAGCTATTATATTTGATTATGTAAATTTAGAAATTAGAATATGCAATGATGGAGGTAGAGTTACAAGACCTCTTCTTAAGGTTAAAAATAATAAATTACTTATTACAAAATCTATTATTGATAGAATTTCAAGAAGAGAACTTTCATGGAATGATTTGTTAAGTAATGTTCATGTAGATGAATCTGTTATTGAATATATTGATCCAGACGAACAAAATGCATCAGTTATTTCAATGAAATATAATACGCTAGTAAATGATAAAAATTTCACACATTGTGAAATTCATCCTAGTACTATATTTGGAATATTGGCGTCTTGTATTCCTTTTCCTGAACATAATCAATCTCCTAGAAATACATACCAATGTGCTATGTCTAAACAATCTATGGGTGTATATGTAACAAATTTTGACCAGCGAATGGATAAAACCGCTTATGTATTAAATTATCCTATGCGTCCATTGGTTGATACACGAATTATGAATCTGATTCATATTAATAAAATTCCATCAGGATCACCTGTAATTGTTGCAATTATGAGTCATACAGGTTATAATCAAGAAGATAGTATATTATTCAACCAAGGATCAATAGATCGTGGATTATTTCAAGCAACTATTTATCATACTGAACGCGATGAAGATAAAAAAATTCACGGCGACGAAGAAATACGTTGCAAACCCGATCCATCTAAAACAAAAGGTATGAAATTTGGTAATTATAATAAAGTAAATCAAAAAGGTGTTATTCCTGAAAATACACTTATTGAGAATCGTGATATTATTATTTCGAAAGTTATTCCAATTAAAGAAAATCGCAATGATCATACAAAAGTAATTAAATATGAAGATCAAAGTAAAATATATAGAACAAATGAAGAAACTTATGTCGATAAAAATTATATTGAAAGAAACGGAGAAGGATATAATTTTGCAAAAGTTAGAACGCGTAATGTTCGAAAACCTGTAATTGGTGATAAATTTTCAAGTCGTCATGGTCAAAAGGGTACTATTGGTAATATTATTTCAGAAGAAAATATGCCATTTACTAGCAATGGATTAAAACCAGATATTATTATCAATCCACATGCTATTCCTTCTCGTATGACAATTGGACAACTAAAAGAAACACTATTAGGTAAAGTACTTTTAGAACTCGGGTTGTTTGGTGATGGTACTAGTTTTAGTGATCTAGATATTGATTATATTTCAACTGAACTATTGAAAAATGGTTTTGAACAACATGGAAATGAATTACTATACAATGGTCTTACTGGAGAACAGCTGGAAAGCAGTATATTTATGGGTCCAGTGTTTTATCAAAGACTTAAACATATGGTCAATGATAAACAACATAGTCGTTCAATCGGTCCTATGGTAAATCTGACACGCCAACCAGCAGAAGGAAGAAGTCGCGATGGTGGTTTAAGATTTGGTGAAATGGAAAGAGATTGTATGGTTAGTCATGGTGCTTCACGATTTACAAAAGGACGTATTTACGATGGATCTGATAAATATCAAGTATTTGTTTGTAAATCATGTGGTATGATTGCTGCATATAATGATTCATTACATGTACATCATTGTAGAACATGTGACAACCGTATTGATTTTGATTATATAGAAATACCATATGCGTGTAAATTACTATTTCAAGAATTAACAACAATGAACATTGCGCCACGTATTTTAACAGCATAAACTAAAAAATTAAACGTATAAATATAAAAAAAATATTATTATATTTTTTATATTATTTTATTTTACATATTCATATCTTTTAAACTAGGTAAATAATTTAATCCATGTGGCCAATTACCATGTACTGATCTATAATGCAAATTAATTGGATTCATTCTTTTATGTATAATTTCATACCGCTCTTTAAATATTTTCTTCCATTTGCGTTGGACCAATCTCAACCAAAATGTTTTAATTATTACACCTAATGACCATTCAAATGGATGCTGATCTAAATTTTTAAAATCTGTTTTATAAATTTGCAATTGTATATCTCTATTTTTATGATAATATAACATATTATTATAATGTTTAATTTCATTATTATCACTTGTATATTTTATTCTAGGACCACCTAATACCTTATAAATTATATCATAACTATACTTTAAAAATAATCCAGAAGATATAGACATATCTAATAAAATTGCATCATTATTTCTCTTATCTTTATAACAAAGACCTATATAATATGTATCATTTTCTTTAAATCTCTCTATATGATCTTCGTCTTCTTCATATACTTCATTTATAAATTCTTCCTCATCATCATCACTTTCATTATATTCGTATGAATTTATTTGTGTTAATATAAGTTCATTAATATTAGAATCCTCTCGATTTTCAACGGGAACTGCCATTGTTTATTTAAATAATATTATTATTTAAATTCCAGTTATTCAATTTTTTTTATAATTAGTAATATATATATATGGAACTTAGCTTTAATAATAGTAATCAGTTCAAGAAAAGTAATAAAACTGTTTATGATAATTTAAATCATTGGGCACGTATGAGAACTATATTAAGAACATCATGGAATGGAAATTATACCGGAAAATCATATAATGGCCAACCTAGAAAAATAGGAGGATTTAGAGCAACACAAAATGCAGGTGATTGGTTATCACGACAAAATTATTCATGCAAAGGTCCTAACCCTTTGTGTAATATGGTATATACTGGTGGTATTAATAGAATGCGTGGAGGTATTAAGCAAAATTGTGATGATCAAGGAGTACCTGTATCAAATACCAATGTTAGATATGTATATGATTCTTCTATATTTACAAGATATGCCAAACAACGTGCATATAATCCAATTTACAATACCGAAAATTAAAAAAAAATATAATTATATTTTATAATGAACATGATGAACAAATACTTGGTCGAATTTCTAGGAACAGTTTTCTTCTTGTATGTAATTATTGCAACAGGTGATGCATTGGCAATCGGTGCTGCTTTAGCAGTAGTTATATTACTTGGTGGATCTATTTCAGGTGGTCACTTTAACCCTGCCGTATCAATTATGATGGCAGCTGCAGGTAAATTACCTAAAGCTGATTTATTACCTTATATTATTGCACAAGTATTAGGTGGTATTGTTGCTTTAGAATTATTTAGACGTGTTAAACTAAAATAAATTAATAATGTAATCTGATATATTTCATATTATATTATTTTTAACGTTTATATAAATGTCGTTTTAAATTTGTTAATCTTAAATCATGTGAGATTGGACCTTGAACTCCAAATTTGTAATTAATAGGTGAATTTTCAACATTATCACAATCCATATTTTTAATTGTATTACGATACATATTATCTTCCGTATTTGGTCCGCCTGGTAATACCTTTTCTTCTCCCTTTACTAAATAACTAAATTGATTTTGTCTATGTGTTCTATTTCTATTTTTCAAATATTCTTCATTTCTTGTAAAATATTTTTTAGATAATACGGTTTGATGTTGTAAGTATTTTCGTGCATATTTAACATTTATGTAATCGGGTTTTGTACAATCAGTCATTATAATATATAAATAAAATAAAAATTAAAAATAACATATATTATTATAAATGAGACTTGTATTGTTTATTAACCTATTAAATGCCATTTTTGTAGCCATTATATTATATAATTTACTTTATCCTAACTTAGTCAGAGAAGGTTTAACATCCAATCAAGAGAAAATACAAAATAAGATAAAAGAATTAGAAAAGGATATCAAATCTGTTAAATCATTAAATCCATTAGCACCATGTGCATCCATTTATCCTATTGTAGAAGACAATACTGATAAAATAAATTCAATGAAGAGCACTATAAATGATCTTAAGGCTAATTGCCAACGTCAGAATTCTTAATTTTCAGTGTGAGGGATTTGGAATGCCTTATGTTTTTATTTCAATTTCTTTTTTTGAAAAAGTGAAAATGGACATTTTTAAAATGTCCAAAATGACTTTTTTGAAATCAAAAATCGGAAAACAAAACGGGTTTTGAGATTTAGACGAGAAAGCTCTAAAATGAATAATTATTTTTTTTCTATGTGAGCATACTTTTTTTTTGATTTTTTTGAAAAACGATTTAGGCGATTTTTGTGTAAGTATTATATACTTACATATGACTTACAAAAACTCGCCAAAACTCGCCAAAAAATTTTACTGTAAGTGTTGTGACTATGGATGTAGCAAAGAAAGTGACTTTAAAAAACATGAACTCACACGCAAACATGAAATACTTACAAATACTTACAAAAACTCGCCAAAACTCGCCGCACCACAATACGTGTGTGAATGTGGAAAAAAATACAAACATCGACAAAGTTTGAATAATCATAAACAAAAATGCACCTATATTTTTGAAATTTCGGAAGATTCCGATGAAAATGAAGAAATTATTATGGAAAATAAAAATGCGGAGAATGATAATTCTTCTATTAAAGAAGTATTTTTGACAATGATGAATGAAAATAAGGAATTAAGAAATATGTTAAAAGAACAGAAAGAAAGTCATGATAAACAAATATCTGAAATTATTCCAAAAATAGGAAATACAAATAATAGCTTTAATATTCAAATATTTTTGAATGAGAATTGCAAAGATGCTTTAAATATTAATGATTTTTTGGAAAGCATAAAGCTACAAATAACTGATTTAGATACAATGAAAGAATTAGGATATGTAAATGGATTAACACGTATATTTTTGAATGGATTAAATCAGTTGGAATTAACACAACGACCATTACATTGTAGCGATGCTAAGCGTGAAATATTATATGTAAAAGATAAAGACGGATGGGAAAAGGATGATAATAAAATGAGATTGAATAATGCAATTTCAACGGTTGGTCGTAAAACATTGAAACATTTTCCTGAATGGATGAAAAATCATCCAAAATGTAATGATAGTAATACCCAGGAAAATGACGAATATCATTCATTGATACAAAATACAATAGCACAAAATACGGAAGATAATAAAAAGAAAGTAGCCAAAAATATTATAAAACAGGTAGTAATAGATAAATAATATTTAATATATATAATATGAAAAATCAAAAATATATTATATATATTCTTATCTCTCTGATGTTGTTGTTATTTCTATATAATTTTTTAACAGTAAGTGTAGAAGGATTAAGTGGAAGTTGTAAAATACTTAGTCAAGAGAAATCAGATGATGATAGTAAAAGTAGTAGTACTTCTACTAGTTGTAGTATATTATCTCAACAAACACCTCCTGAACCAACAATTAGTAATGCTGAGTTTGAGAGAAATGCATTAACTAAATTAAATACATTAGGAAGACAATTAGATACTGCAATATATCCTTTAAAATATTCAGCAATAAATGCAGAAACATTGGAATCGATAGGTCCAATGCAACAATCAATTTCTGATAGTCAAAGTGGAGACGTAACTGGTGACACAAAAATTACTGGATTATAAATAATTAAATTTTAGTGAAATTAATTATTTATATTTAAGGTAATTTGAATACTTTTGTATAGTAAGCCCAGAAGAAAATACCTACAAAACATTTGGAGAATAAATCCAATACATTATAACCGACATTTTTGGTAATATCATCATATTCATATAATATACCGTATCCCATCCATAATACAAGGAAAGCACTGAATAACAATTTGTTATCAAAATTTTTACTATTACTAATTAATATTTTATAAATGTATCCATACATTAATGCGAAGAATCCAAATCCAATTATATTTGCACTTCTTCGTGATACACGACCAGTTTCACCTGCATATCCTGACAATAACATTAAATAATTTAATACTAATATAATAAAGAATGATCCAAACGATAAAGCACCTTTATTATCGTTAAATAACAAAGCCAAACATAAAACCAATATCATAATAGGTGTTGTAATTGCCCAATCAGTATAACGAATTACATTTAATTTTTTGAATTTGATTTCTCCTTCACCAAAATCACTTACAAATCGAGAATAAAAAAATGCAGCAACAACAGAGATACATGTTTCTAAATTCATTATGTTTCTAATTTTTTTATCAGATGTACGTAATGCTTCAATAAATGTAATAGTACCTGTTGTCATTAAAAATGCATATGTGATATAAAATGTACTTTTAATCATTTTTTCTTCATTTTTGGATAAAACACTTTTTGTTTTATTTAACTGTAATTGTAACGGTTCCATATAATATTTAACAATATAAAAATTATATGAAATTATTTCTTTTTTTCAAGATATCTATATAAGATAAATAAAAATAAAGCACCAACAGATGCAAAATATAAATGCACAACAGGATCCTTTGGTAACTTATATTCATTTTTTTCCATTGGATCATAACTTGTAAATGTTTCAGAACAACTTTTATCACTTACTGGATTTTTCTTATCATCAAAAATACAGGGATCTAATTGTTTAATATCAGCAGTTGCTACATATTTTGATTCAGTACCTTTATTATTATTGGAATCTATTGTTTCCATAGTTATTTCTTGACATTCAGGATTGGTACCTGTAAAAAAGGATCCCATAATTTTGAATGGATTCAATGCATTTAAATTTGTCATTGCTCCAGGTATTAAACCACGCATATCTTTAAAGTTACCAATTCCTAAATCTGATACAAAAGGAATATTACCAGTTGGTACATTATTAATATAAATATATCGATCAACACTATTACCTGATACTTTATCTTTACATTTACCACCAGTATTTAAGAAAAATTTATTTCCTAAAGGTCCGCTTGATTTATTTGCTTTGGATGATCCTGTAACAAGTACTTCAGTATAGCTAATTAATCCACCAACATTTTTAGCAGCTTGTGATAAAGATCCACGTGTAGATAATCCCATATCACTTGGATTTTTGATATTTGCATAATATGGATATGTGGGGCCCAATAATTTTTCTTCTACTGCAGATGCATCATTTGCTATTTCTTTAAAAAAATCACTCATAATATATATTTAATATATATTATTTTTCTATTTCTTCAATAATATCATTTAATATATTTTCCATTTCATTTGTATCATTATTATCAATAGTAGAATCAATACTATATGTACGTTTATTATCTTTTAATTTTTTAATATTATTATATTCTAACCAATTTATTACTTTATGATTTATTTTTTTATATAAATTTTCAATTTTGTCATTTTTATCTTTATTATAATTACATTGATGCATAAATAATATACAATCTAATTGTTGTTGTCCCATAATAGTATTACATTCATCTAATTTATTCATAAAGAAAAGCGGAATATTTGATATAGAAATACTATTATTGATCTCAATATCTTGTATTATCTTATCAATATTTATATTTTTATTTAATCCTTTACAAACAATATATCTTTCAAAATTAAAAATATTACCAGAATTTGGTTTTAATATGATAATTTTATTATATAAAATAGACAATATATAAATCATATTAACATATTTATTTTCGTATGTATTTTCTAATTTAATAATAATATCACCTTTATTGCTTTGATAAAAAATTATTATATTCAATATATTTATAAATTCTTGAATACATGTAATGGTTGTATTTTTCAACAAAAGTGTATATTTACTGTTATCTATGATTTCATTTTTTAAATAAGTATTAAATTCAGTAAAATAATTACTATACGTAATAAAATTATCTTTTGTTTCTGAAGTATCAAGTAATAATATTTTACTATCTTCATTTATTAAATTACAAATAGTATTAATTTCAATAATATTATAAAAAAATATATCAATATTTTCTTTTAGTTTTCGATTTAAAAGTGGATAAATATAAATAAATTTCAATCCAAAATCCAAATAATTATTATTAATTAAATTATTAAAAGTTTGATTAACATATAATACAAGAGAATTAGATATATTATTTGTTTTTTTATTATTTATATTTATATGATTAGTATTAAACGATGGTAATGTATAATAACTCATATATTAGTATTATACATTATATTTAATTTGTTTTATAGTTATGTGTTAATTTTAACACGTTTAGTGGTTTTTTTTATTTTCATACTTTGTTTTTTTCTACTTTTACTATTCTCATTATTATCATCGTCATCATCATCATCATCATAAATTTGTTTAATTTTAATTTCTTCACTTTTTAAATCGTCATATTCTCCACGTAATTTTACAGGAACAGTATCATGTCTAACTTTTTTGAATATGAAATAATTATTTAAGAATGAAATACGTTTTTCAAGATCATTCATTTGAAGTGATTGACCTATTTCCGATTTTTTACGCATACCAATACTAACTTCTGTTTTTAATTTATTAAATAAAGATTCAAAACTATCTAAACTTGATGGTAAATTTAATTCTTTTAATTCTGCAGGTGTTAATAATTTGAAACCATGTTTTTCCATTATATTAGTAAAATAATCGAAATTTACCAAATATTCGGGAAAAGATTTATTAATAGATTCTTGATAAACATCAATAGTATAACCAATAGATGTGGCATCATCTACAAAGTCACTATTTTCATATAATTTTGTGATTTCCCATATTTTCTTACCGTTATGATTATTATAAAAGGAAACACTTTCATTAAATTTCTTATCTTTCAAATAGTTGAATATTTTTTTACCATCATAAGATGTTCCGACAAAATATCCATTAACTTTTGTACAATCAATTACGTTTTGAATAAAATTCTCAAGAATTTCACGTTTTTCAAAGAAATAGTGAAGAGCAAATTGACAAGAACTAACATCAAATCCATCAACACCGCGACCATAATGATTAATTACTTCCTTTCCCAATTTTGTAGGATCTTTTGGTCCTTGTCCAAAAATAGCTTGTGTAATCTTTTTATGTTGTTCATCGTATATAGCTTCGCCACTACGTATATTTTGACCACTATTTCCTGGAATAAATAAAGCACTAGGTGTATTTTTATGTGTTTTTTTATAGCCCAAATATCTACTACATGCACCATTTACCCAATTTTCAATATTATCTTTAGATTTATCAACACCAAATATAAATTGAAGATTTGCTTCAATCCATTTTGGAAAATCACCACCTTTACCTACAGCATAATCAATTAATGTATCACCTGGTTGTGATACGCCTTTAATCAACATACGTTTAATTACTAAATTATGAAAGTCACGCAATCTACGTGTGTCATTCGTTTTAGATACTCTATTATAATATACATCGTCATCGTTTAATTCTATATCAGGTATATCATTTCCTGTACTCAACATTTCGTCAGTAATAGGTTGATGAATAGATTTCCAATTACTATTTGCAACATGATATGCGTTACCGTAATTTGGAAGACCTGCGCGTAATTCTCTTGTTTTATCATAACGAACTCGTAATGGTATCCATTTTTGCAACTTAGGATTTTCTAATTCATATCTAAATTCTACAATAGTATTGTCCTCTATAAGTTCATTTTCTTCAGTATATATATTTTCGACACCACCATTCATAGTAAGTTCAATATTACATTTATGTGCATCTTCGTCATATGGGTCATTTGGATAAAATGGTAGTGGTTTGTATGCATTATCTTTTTTATCAAATTCTTTTTCACTGGTTTTATTATCAAAGTTGCCTTCCAATACTGACGCACATGGATTAATATATCCATGAATCTTGGGATTAAAACCATTATGTAATACAAGCTGTTTATAACGTTTAATAGATCCACTATTATATAATAATTCTTCGCCTTCATTTATTTTAACCATAAAATCGATAGTATTATATACAGGAGGTTTCCATTTAAAAGAATAATCCCAAGTAGTCTTTGTAGTAGTAATAGGAATACTTTCTTCAACTGGTGTAAAAATTAAACCATCAATATTATAATCAAATAATTGATTTGTAGTTTTATTTAGTAATGTTTTGCAATCAACGAAAATATTATCACTATAATAAAATGTTTTTTTATCTATTTTAAGCAATGAGCTAGCATTTGTAGTTTCATATTGTAAATCCAATTTTTTCAATACTTTATCTAACAAATGTAATCGTCCTTCTTTACCATTTTCTTTATCTACGAATTTATATTTTCGTTTATCTACATTCTCTATATAATAAATATCAAAACATGCATATAATAATAATAAATTTTTGTTTTTATCATATTTAATAAACTCTCCATCCAATATTGTTTTATATAATTTATCTTTTGTCGTTTTACATCCGATATATTGAACATTCATATTTGTATCTATAAAATAACATTTACCTTTGGATGATATAAACATAAGACGACGTTCTCCATCTGCTTTTTCAGTAACTGTATAATTTTTTCTAATATTAGGAATATCAATATCGTCAGAAACAGGTATAACATTTTTCATTAAAAGTGTATTAGATGAAAATCCAATAAAATCTTTAGGAACAATTTTCAGTTCCCCATTCTTCATATGTTTTTCAGGTATGTTATCATTATGAATAACATTCATATATTCAAGTAAAACTGAATTAATTTCTGTATAAGAAATTGGATAATTACTATCTTGTAATGAAGAATAAAAGTATTTAATACCCTTTTTAACATTTGTTTCTAGATTAGTTGATTTTATATCATCATCTATATTAGATGTATTTAATTCCATTTCAAATTCATATGATTCATAATTTTCGAAAACACGTGATTTTTGAATAGTATATTCCATTGCATATTTATTTGTTCCTTTAATTTTTCTGGAACTTTTAACAATACTTAAATGAAATATAAGTGGTAAAGTATCATGTGTTAATTCTAATCTATTCATATAACGAAATGATTTTTTCATATTATTCCATCCAGTTACCATGTTTTGTTTAGTTTCTTCGTCTTTTAATTGTTCTTCTAATTGAAAGGAAGCACGAAAATTAAAATCTGTATTATCATATGGTAATACTTCATTACCAGACTCTGGATCATCGGGTTTTCGTTTATTAATATGCAATACATCAATATCAGTTATTTGATTTGTTTTACAATATTTCTGAATATTTGATAATCCTGTAATTTCTGTTCTTATCTTTTTTTCGGAATTAGTCTCAATTCTTAAGATATCAATACCATTTGATTCGGTAGTTTTAAAACCTAAAGACAATAATGTTGAATATAGATTATCAAAATCGTTTTTTGTAAAAAATTTGAATTTATTAGGTTTAAATCGAATCTCAAATTCCTTAGTTATATTATCACTTTCTTTATATAACAAATAAGATTCGATAATATCTTTTATAGATGATTTACTCATACTCATATATTAATATGTTACTTTAATTTTAAATTTATTAATCAATTTTATATTTAATATGAAAAATATGAATCATATTAAAAATCCTAAATTATTATTCTATATTTTGTTGTAATACATTTTTAATATCGTCATAAAGCATAATTTTATTTTTGCTCTTTTGATTATCATCATATAACGATATATGTAATGAATCTGCCAATGTTTTTATTTCATCTATTTTATAACTAGAAATAGCTTTGATGGGTTTATTAATATTTGTAATACATATACGGTTTGTTTTAATACCATCATATAATGATTCATTATATGGTTCATATCCATATAATCCATTTACTCTGTGAACAATAAAACTGGGTGCCTCACTTTCATCATAGATAAAATATATATTTTTGAATACAATACATGGATTAATTGCTTTAATCGCACATAATACAATAAATGTAGATAATGTTATTTTTTTATTGTTAATTAAATCATTTTCACAGTCAATAATTTTACTTTTTAATTCTTTAATAATTGATTTATGTGATTTTAATGACTCTATACATTTCATTTTTTCTTGATTTTCAATACTATATGTATGTTCCCCTAACATTTTATAATTTTCAATATTATTTATCATAATATAATATAACCAAAATAAATTATCTTCTTGACAAGGAAAGAATAATTTCTGAATATTTCCAGACGGCTTAAATGTTATCTTCTTCTTCTTCTTCTCTGTTTTTTCTTTAACTAGACACAAATTTAAATAATTTACCATATTTTTATTAGTAAGCATATAATTGGTCATATTCTCAATCATATGTTTATTTTCTTCAGTACGTTTATTATATTGACTGTTCTGCATTATTATATACTTTAGAATTATCTTTAATATTATTTGAGAAAAATATAGTTTTATACGTTTGTTTCTTATGTTCAATATGTTTTAAATTATGTTCTTGTTTCTTCCAGTATTCAATATAATTATTTATTTTTTCTAATAAATTATCAGATAAATCAGATAAATTTACAAATATTCCATAATTATTTTCATTTAACGTAACAATTTCTTCTGATTCATTTAATAAACGTAATACTTCAATCTGGTTATGTTTCGACATTAATTCTACTTGTTGTCTTATATATTCTAATAGTTGAATTTTTTCCATTATAATTTATATGAAAAATTAACTTTATTACATTTTTTACATATTTAAATTACCCTGAACACATTTCGCATATTTCATCTTCTTGTTTTATATTCTCTTTATTAGGATCAATCGTAAATTGCTGAGCTTGGTGTTTAGCTCGTCTTCTTAAATAATAAATACCGGTTTTTAATCCAGTTTTCCATGTATAAAAATGCATAGAAGTTAAACTATTGTAAGTAGGTTCTTCTTGCCATAAATTAAGACTTTGACTTTGACAAATATATTTTCCTCGATCTGCTGCCATATTAATAATATGTTTCATTGGTATTTCCCATACGGTTTTATATTTATCTTTAATTAATTGTGGTATTTCTTCTATTTGCTGAATACTACCTTTGTTTGCAATAATACTATTTTTGATATCATTATTCCACATATTAATTTTAAATAAATCATTCATCATATGTTTATTTACCAACATAAATTCACCAGCCAATGTACTACGACTATAAATATTACTAGTAAATGGTTCAAAGCATTCATTATTTCCCAATATTTGTGAAGTAGATGCAGTAGGCATTGGAGCAACCAATAATGAATTACGGACTCCATAAAACATAATATTATCGCGTAATCTATTCCAGTCATAACGATTAGTTAATGGTTTTTTATTCCATAAATCAAATTGAAATTTTCCTTCACTTAGTGGAGAACCTTCGAATGTACTATATGCACCTTTATATGATTTTTTAAGATGTTCAGTTTCATATTCACATAAATGCGATAATAATCCATTTTCACCATATCTATCTGATGGATCAATAGAATCTAATAACTTACTTCTTTCTTGTGCTATTTTATTGGACATTTCCATTGATGCATAATAAATAGTTTCAAATATTTCTTCGTTTAATTTAGATGCTTCATCACTGTGGAATGGTATATCTAACATTGCAAATGCGTCTGCCAAACCTTGAATACCTATTCCAATTGGACGATGGCGCATATTACTTTTTTGTGTTTTAGGGGTAGGATAAAAATTCAAATCAATAATTTTATTCAAATTATATGTAACAGTTTGTGTAACTTCATATAGTTCATCAAAATCGAATTGTTTATGTTTAACAAATGCGCTTAAGGCAATACTTGCCAAATTACATACAGCTGTTTCAGTATTATCAGAGTATTCAATAATCTCAGTACATAAATTACTAGATTTAATTGTACCAAGATTTTTTTGATTTGATTTTTGATTTGCTGCATCTTTATAAAGCAAATATGGAGTTCCTGTTTCCATTTGACTATCCAATATTTTAAACCATAAATCTCTTGCTGATACTTGTTTTTTTCCTTTATTTTCCGATTCATATTTTTCATATAATTCTACAAACTGATTTCCATATACATCACTCAATCCTGGACATTCGTCTGGACACATCAATGTCCATTTCGCGTTTTCATGAACACGTTTCATAAATAAGTCAGGAATCCATAAAGCATAAAAAAGATCACGTGCTCTTGCTTCTTCATCTCCGTGATTTTTTCTCATTTCTAAAAATTGTTCAATATCTCCATGCCATGGTTCCAAATATATAGCAAAACTTCCGTTACGCTTACCCCCGCCTTGATCAATATATCTTGCAGTATTATTATATACACGTAACATAGGTACTATACCATTAGATATACCATTCGTACCTCGAATATGACTACCAGTAGCACGTACATTATGTATATGTAATCCAATACCACCTGCGTATTTTGAAATATTAGCGCAATCTGTTAATGTATTATAAATACCAGTAACACTATCATCTTCCATTGATAGTAAATAACATGAACTCATTTGAGGACGTGGTGTTCCTGCATTAAATAATGTAGGAGTGGCATGAGTAAAATATTTTTTACTCATATAATTATATGTTTTAGTAATATTTTCAATGTCTCTACCATGAATACCAATAGCTACACGCATCCACATATGTTGTGGTCGTTCTACTATTTGACTATTTATTTTAAATAAATAAGCTCTTTCTAATGTTTTAAATCCAAAATAATCAATTAAATAATCGCGATTATAATCAATAATATTTTCGATAACATTTTCATCAAATGAATTTACATCATCTATAAAAGATTTACTCAATAAAGCACTATGTTTATTATTTACATCTTTAAAATTATATAAATCATTCATAACATCAACAAATAATTTTTTTGTATTTTTATGATGATTTGATATAATTAAATGAGATCCTAATTTACCAAAATCTGGATGTTGTGTTATTTGTGATGCACACTGTTCAGCGGTCAATTCATCTATTTTAGATGTATCAATTCCATCATATAATTGATCAATAATTTTCATAACTAAAGGGGTATAATTTATTTGAACATTTGCTTCAGTTCCTACCTTTCTAACCCGATGTAAAATTTTATCAAACGAAATTGTTTCATAATTTCCGTTACGTTTCATTACTCTCATTTCATCTTCAAATGACATGAATATACATAAAAAAATAAGTTTAAGTCAATTTTAAATGTTCATAATTTATGAAAATTTAAAATATATTATTATCTGGTTTAGTTTCATCAAATGATTCAGTATGTATTCTAAACGTATTTGGTTTTGGTATTATTTCATTTGGTTCTGTTTCATTTTTATTTTCAGTTATAGAAACTTTTGGTTCTTCTTTATCATTTTCAATTAATTTGCTTACAGTTGTAAGATTTGTAATAACTTCATTTATACTACCATCTATAGTAATAAGACATCCTTGTATTTTATTAGTTGTTTCTTTCTTTATTCTTTTTTGTGGTGCTCGATGCTCATAGCCATTAATTCTATCATGTACAATTAAGTTCCATGTTTCTTCTACTTTATATATATTATCTTGAAACCATTTTTTGTTTCGTAAAACTAATTTACAAGAGAATTCATGCAAATACCAATAGTTAATACTAATAAACTCATAATCCTTATTATTATTCATTGTATTTCTCTCCCAATTATTATATTCTTCTTCATTGGCACCTAATGGGCTAATTTCGTAACATGGTTTATTATTTTTAATAAATAGTATCATAACACCTTTTTCTAGACCATCTGAAGTATGAGTAAAAGTTCCGTCTTTTTTAAAATCATTATAATTTTCATATTCTTTAAATCGAGTTTCAAGAAAGTCACATTCATTTAAATTACATACTTCCATTTGTAATTGCATTTGTACCCAATATTCTTTTTTAGGTTCATCAATTATATCTCTATTAACAATATTTTTAATTTCCAACATTCTACCATATCTGTCGTTAGTTATATCCACATTTATACCATCAGGTGAAGCACCAAGAAATGTATATTTAGAATGAGGAATACAACCAAAATCTTCTATTTTGGTATTAAATCGTTTTTCGTAAATAATTACAGATAATGGTTCATACTTTTGACCCCAATGCATTGGAGAATTAAGATTAGCTAAATTATTTTCAGTTCTAATTTGATATGGTTTGCACTTTTCATATATAATACTATTTTGAGATATTTCATTTTCGAAACACTTATAAGCATTACTTGCAGTAATTAAATTATAACGCATCATATACCATTCTTCTGTTCGTTGTTCTGGTTGTGGGATATTTCTTAGAAATTCTATTTTTTCAGTCAATTTCGATTTATTTGTAATTGTACGTATGAATGTTGTTTTATATGAACGCTTAGGTATAATATTTTGATAGAATATTTTAGAAATATTGTTCCAGTTATTGTCGAACATATTATCAAACTCAATATCATTTGAATCGTCAATTATTATATTATAATAATTATTTACAAATATTTTTGTTATTTCTTTTACATTTTCATAGAACATATCTTCAAAACTAATCATTGCAATATCATGAGGATATTCATTAATATATATAATCATATGTTCATATATAAAAGAATTTATTGTTTCAATCTCCTGTTCATTTTCTATTATATTATTTAGAGATGTATTCATATAGATAAATTTATATTAGATTTAAATGATTTAAATATCAATTTTATAATTTAATCATTTTGTGTTAGTTCAATATTTTTTTTTGTAGTATTTTTCTTATCTTTTGGTTTTTTTCTAGAATAACTAGCTTTAGGTAAATTTTTAGATGTAGAATTTTTATTTGATTTTAAAATTAGAAATTTTTTCAATTCTTCATTATAAATTAATCCCGGCATTTCTTCAATTATTCCATCTTTTTTATTATATATAACTTCTTTTTTTGTTCTTTTTTTAAAAATGTCTTGTAGGAATTTAGACAATTCTTCATTTCTATCAATATTATTTATTTTACAATATTCTATAGAAAAATCATTAATTTTTACCATTTTTTCAGATAATTGTAATCGCGACCAGGGTTCATTTTTGATAGATTTCTTTTCATTATTTAGATATATTTCAACATCATTGGACGACGAAAATACTCTTTTTTCATTAGGAACACTTTTAGTATATATAGATGGGCCCTTGTATTCTGCTGTTTTATTATCATTACTTTTATCTTTATTTTCTAACTCCATTTTTCTATAATATATTTATATTTATATATTTAATATATTTTATGCTTCGTATTAATTTATTATAAATATTGTTTATAATAAATAATGATAGATATTAAAGAAACTTTTAAAGATATTAACAGTGATCTACATGTTTCAGATATTTCAAATTTTGATGAAGAAAAGATGAAGAAAGCAATAAGTACTTTTACAAAAATAGATAATATATTACTGTATTGTACAGTTAATGAAAATAATACTAATTTTTTTAAAAAGTCTTATAAAATTTTGAATTATTTTAAATCTATGAAATTTACTAGTGAATACAGTAATGTTATGGATAGAATAAAAAGAATGTCAGAAGAAATATACAAAATAAAACGTAGAAAAGAAATACCAATAGTAAATGATAATAGTAATATAAATGAATTAAATATCGATTATTATAATGATAAAATAAATGAATCTAAATTAAAAAGACCAAAATTTACATTTGATATTATTGATGAACCAGTAGATTTAACAAAATTATTAACACCTGAATATATTGAAGAATGTAAAAGTACATTAAAATATGTAGAAAAAAAAGAAAAATTACAACATATTTTAAATAAAAAAACTGAATTAAAGAAATTTCAAGCATTAGATGTTAATTATAAAGGATTAATAATTTATAAAGGGTTATTTGAATTATATTATGAATATTCAACTAGTGAAGATATTATAAAAATTTATGAATCTATAATAGAAAGATCAAATAAACTAAATAATAAAGTAAAAGAAAACAATGATGATAAATAAATATAAAATTGAATAAATATATTTAAATTAAATAGGTAAATATATTTATACCAATGTGTATGAATTGTAGTTTAAATGATGAAAAATTTGCATCAGCTGCATCACATGAGGCAAAAAAATCTGAGTTGCTTAGTAGGCATGGATGTGTTGCAGTAACAAGTGGTAAAATAGTAGCACGAGGTTGTAATACATATAGAACATATTCTGGCGATGGTTTTATTAAAGATTCTTGTTCATGTCATGCAGAAGTAAATGTATTAAGACAATGTTATAGAAAGAATATAACAAATAAAATTAATTTGTATGTGGTTAGATTAGCATCAGACGGATCATATGCAAATTCCGCACCATGTAATGAATGTATATCAATAATGCGTATGATGCCATTTTTAAAATACTGTATTTATACAGACGAAAATGGTCTTTTAATAAAAATGCGTCCATCTATGTATTCTATAGATCATAATACTAATGGAAAAAAAGCGATATATGAAAAACGTGTTAAGTTTAATGTAATCCATAAAAGACAAAAGCAAATACATGTAAGTTCATTATGATATATAATAATATTACTCATAAATATGTCTAAAAAAATAGAAATAAACGGTTTAAATAATAAATATATGATGAAAAAATTTGTATTGAAAGAAGAGGTAAAGGAATTAAAGGAGAATCATTATGATTTTTTTACTGACTGTTTTGATTATAATATACAAAAAGATGTTTTACTTAAAAGTTATTTAAATGATGATTCAAATGAATGCACTATATTGAAAAAGGAATTGCAGAAGAAAATAACTAGTTATATGGCACAAGATAAAAAGAAAAATAGATATGATAATAATACTTTTATTTCTCTCAACCAACTACTAGAGAAGTTAGTTGAATCTCAACTGAACTGTTTCTACTGTAAATCTAATGTATTGTTGTTATATAAAAACTTTAGAGAACCTAGTCAATGGACTTTAGAGAGAATAGATAATAATATACAACATGATTTAAATAATATAGAAATATGTTGTTTAAAATGTAATCTTCAAAGAAGAAATCAAAATTCAGATGCGTTTAAGCTTTCTAAACAAATGAAAATTATTAAAAAGGAATAATTTTTTTATTTATATACATCATACAGTATCAAAATTATGTAAAAATAAAAAACGGCTAATATTGTCTTGTCAATATATAACAAATAAAAGATTTTGCGTATATTAGAAAACTTTTTAATTATTTTTAATTATAAGTATTATATATAAAATCTGCACCAGGAATTGTAATATTATAATTTCCTTTATTTTCACCTTTATAAATATGATGTTTTGTGTGATTTTCAATTATCCATTTTACAAATGAATTTGTTTTTGCAATATATTCAGTAAAATTACATGGCATACTAAATATTGTATAATCTCTACCGCATTTTTTATGTATATATGGGTGTATGCTATTCCACATGATTATTGCATATAGAATATATATTAATGGTAATAATATTAAAAAATATTTATTTATTTTTTTAGGACAAAAAATATAAAATATATATGTAAAACAAAGTGTTAATATTGATAACATAATTGTATCTGGTAGTCCAATAATTAAATTTTCCCCATCACCTAATTTTTTATACTCATCTGTTTCTCTATTAATTAAATTCATATTTTTATCTGCATGTTTGTGATGAATAATATGATTATTTCCATATAAATTATTTGGTTTATGCATTATAAAACGATGTATTATATATTCAATATTAGATGTAACTAAATGTATGTATATCCAATAAAAAATATAATATAAATAAATATTATTCATATATATAATAATAATAATATTTATTTTTTTTTATTTATATATATTATAATATGGCTGTAAAAACCAGAAATATGAGAAAAGTTAGTGCTGCTAAAAAAAGAACTTATAGAAAAAGAGTGAAATCATCATCATGTCGTAGAGCTGGACGTAATAATTGTACAAGAACACGTTCATTATCTAAAAGATGCAAATTAGCACGCGGAAGAAAACGCACATATTGTAGAAAAAAACGCAATGGGCGCATACATAAATAAATAATCTTTTATAAATATTTTCTTTTATAAAAGATTTAAAACGTTTTACATTAAATAATTTAATGAGTAGTACATATTCTAATCAAAATGATCTATTATTACAGAAATGTTTGGATTTTTATAGAAAAAATAATAATTTAGATACAATGTTGCAAATAATAAATGGTGAATCGAAAATATCATTACGTATTGTAGATTGGTTTGCCACCAATTACGCAAAGAAAAATTATACATTATATGATTTACAAGGTTCGAATGGTGAAACAAAAAGATTCAAAGTCTATATGGATTATAAATTAAAATTAAAAGCCTATTCAAAACGTCGTTTTGATCCTTTTTGTAGATGGGAAAGAATAACAATACCATATAAAAATGATTCACATATTCAAACAACTATAGGACAATTGAATTTTTTTAAATGGGCTTTAGAGAATAGAGTAATAGACTATATTGAACAAAACTATGATGAAATAGAAAATGATATGAATTCACGTAATAGTAATTCTAAGAAACGTGATAATACTAGTCAAACTACTATAGAAGAAAAACCATCTATTGTTGATAAGAAAACTAGAAAACGTAGAGAAGAATTATCAGTATTAGCATCAAAAAGTATTAAAAAAGAAAATGTAGAAATAATTGTTAAGTTTAATTAACATTCGCAATAAATACTACAACTTTCAGTTGTTCTAAGACAATATTCAATTTGGTAACCTAATGTATATCTAGCAATTAATGTATATATATTATTTCTATCTTCATCATTTTTCAATACTTTATTAGTATTAATAAAATCTACTATAGGTTGAAATACTCCAGTAAATGCGTTTAATATCTTATCATTTTGTTCTATTTTTTCAAATTCTTTAATAATATCTTCATGAATATATGTTTTTATTTTATTCATATTATCTACTAATTGTTGATAATGTGTATCTTTATCTAAATCATACGAAATTGATTGATCTTCTATCCATAATAATTCATCATCATAATCTTCATCTTCCTTTACCGATTCAATATGCTCCTTTTTAGAATTAAAACATGATTTACAATATTTGTCTTTTTCATCGTCGTCTAATGAACATCCACAGAATTTCCATATATATGGTTGTATATATTCATAATCTACTAAGTTACTAATATCATCACTTGATTGTATGCCAAACCAGAATTTTCCTTCGATATCTCCGCTGTAAAATCTACCCATATTATAATAATTAATATAAAAATAATTAACTAAATCAATTTTATTATATAATATTTATATTTACTAAAAAATAATTTAAAATAATTTTACCTTTATATACATAATGAGTGATTTAGAAGCTAAATTTACTGACCACGCAACACGCGTAAAACAAATTAAAAACACACCATCGAATGAAACATTATTGGAATTATATTCATTATATAAACAATCTACAGTTGGTAATTGTAATACTCCCGAACCATGGTTTTATGAACCAGAAAATCAAGCGAAATGGAATGCATGGAATGCAAGAAAAGATCAAACAAAAGAAGATTGTATGAAATTATATATAAAAAAGGCAGAAGAAGTAATGACTAATGATAAAAATAATGATAGTAATGATACTAGTAGTCAGTTTTCATTCTTCTCTTAATTATGTTTCGTTAAAACCTTCATTAAATCCGTAAAATTCCCAACAATGACATTGTGCATTACCATCCCATATATTTCCACAATCATGACATCTTACTAATCCATGATAACTTAAAACATCATCATAATCAAATGTATAATCTTTAATAATATTTACTAATTCTATGGGAAGTATATTTGGTAAATATGATTCAAATACTTCTTGATAATCGGGCAACATTTCATCATTAATCATTGTTATTATATAATATTAATGATTAATAATCAGTAAATCAATTTTTTTATAATTTAAATCTTACGCGTTTTGTTTTTCTATTTTTACGTGTTTTTTTTGTTCGTTTAGATTTTCTTTTTTTCATTGTTCTTCGTCTTCTTCTTCTACTACTCTTAGCAGAACGTTTCTTTGTACGTCTCTTTCTTCTACGACCACCCTTTTGTGTGAGTGTGATTAATTGTTGTTGATACTTCTTTTTTTCGTCTTCATTTTTAATATTATTTATAGCTTTTTTTGCCTTCTCAAGTGCATTCCTATATTTATCCCCACCATTTTCTATATCATTATCATAATTCTTATATTCTGCCTCTAGATCATTTATAGCATCAATAGCAGATTGGACAATGGGATCGGTTTCGGTTTCGGTTTCGGTTTCGGTTTCGGTTTCGGTATTGGTTTCGGTTTTGGATTCGGTAATATTACAATGTATTTGTGCAGATGCCTCTGGTTTTTTGGGTGTTGTTGATGCATCTGCATTTGTTGATTCATCTGTAAGGTTATCTATAAACTCATTTCTTAAATTCATATTTGCTGATGTTCCTATCTTACCTATACTACCAGATACTGTATATCCGTTTAAAAGGTCATCAATCTCTGTTTTGTTATTAGTTAAAAATTTTTTATAGTTTTCTTCAGTATCATATTTATTATCAAATTTACTATAATCATTATCTAAAAATATAACCTTATGACTCTTAATTGAATTATCATAACCATTAACTTTTATAATATCTTTTTCTATGCTATTAACTGTAGATCTTTTCAATACATTATTATTATTACTTTTATCTATATAAACTACATTAGACCCAGCTTTTTTAGGTCTTGTACATTTTTCACGTTCTTTCTTATTTTTATAGTCCCAGTTACTAAAAGGATAAGTATATAATTGACAAGCAAACTTTTCAAGATAGCTAGTAGCATCACCAGAACCACTTTTAAATTTAAGCGATAAATCGTCATTTATAATATTTTTTTTAATTTCTAGACCACCTTGTGTTGGATTATTAATTATATCTGTTAATTTATTTACTGCTGGTGTATAAACATATATTTTTTTATTATTTATTTCTATTTCTGTAATAAAATCATTGTTAGATTCTGCCATAATATATTAATAAGATATAATATATTATACTAATAGTTATTATTTAAAAATATTTTTACTAAAATATCTTATGGGAGCAACTATATCTATACCTAAAGCAAATTATGAAGATATTCAAAATGGGATAGATAATAATTCAATATATTTAATACATACATTTCAAATAAATAATGATAATTGTTTAATAAAAAATTCACTAAATGCAATAGAAGAAGAACAAATAATTAATCAATTATTAAAAAATACAGATAAATCTGGACATATTATAATATACGGTAAAAATACAAATGATGATAGTATTATAAAAAAATATAATCAGTTTATTCAACTGGGGTTTAAAAATGTATATATTTATCCAGGAGGATTATTTGAATGGTTATTATTGCAAGATATATATGGCAATGAATTATTTCCTACAACAAATGAAGAAAAAGATTTATTAAAATATAAACCAATCAAAGGTATAGTAACTAATTATTATTTAAAATAAATTATAGTTCAAGCATATTTGAAGTACCAGAATCATAAGATTCAATATTTGTATCACTCATTAGTTTTTGTTCTGATAAAATTAATGATGGATCTGATAAATCAGGTATAGTAGGGGGATCAAGTTTTGTGGTGTCATTATTTTCAATATTATCTCCATCATCATCGTTATCATCATTATTATTTTGTTGTTCTACATTTTCAGTTTGAATATTCTCATTATCATGTACTTTAGGCAATTCATTATTATTTTCTACACGTGTTCCTAAAAATCGATGTCTAATATTTTGATTCTGAAGAACATACATCATATACTTAGGAATAAGAGCTAAATTATTCATATAAGTATAATATTGAAATTTACCAATTAATACATCTGATGAATTGTATTTAATAGAATACCACCAATATGCAGGAATAAATAAATATTCACCAGCAGTTAAATTTATCTCAAGCATTTTAACTTTATCAAAATTATCTTTATATTCTGAATTAACATCCCATGGATTTATTTCTGAACGGAATTCAAATAATTCATAGTCACTAAATTCATATAAGTATTTATTATTTTTTGGAGGGCATAATTTTACAGTAATATTACCTTCCAATGTATAGAAAAACGTTCTAAAACTCAATTCATATCTAAAAGGCGTATAACTATTCTTCGATCCCATTAATATATCATATTTACAATTACTAACCATAGATGGACGTAAAAATCCATCATTACGTTGAAAATCTTTTACAATTTCTGTTTCTTCTAAGAATTCCTGATTTCTTTCACAAATATATTTTTGCTCTTTATCTTTTCTAATTAATTCTTTAGCATTGCGCCATTTTAATGGATAATATAAGTCTTCATATTTACTATTTGTATTGGTATTATTTCTTACTTTTACTTCAAATGCACTATAAATGTTATCTAATTGTTTTAGATTACATAAATTATTTAATTCAACAATAGAACTTTTACCAACAAAAGGTTGTCTTAAATTACAAATATCTTCAAATCTATCTTTTGTACAATCATCGATTTCATATACTTCTAATGAATTACTTACTTTTAAATGATAGAATATATGAATGTATAGAAAACACACAATAAGGAAAATTAATAATTCAAATATATATGACATTATTGTGTATATATAAATTTTTAATTATGTTTAAACGCTAATTTTAGTTTTTATTTAATTTTAATACAGTACCTTGTAGATCGGTTACACTAGATTGTAATTTTAAAACCATATCTTTAACATCATTTAACGAGTTTTTATGACTTTCTAAATCATTTTTAACTGACTGTTTTAATGTTGTTAATTCTGCCGACAATAATTCATTTCTCTTTTGTAATTCAGCAGATCTCATTTCTAAAGTACCTATTTCTACATTATTATTATTAGATAAATTTCCATCATTATTATTAGCAACCATTTGAGATAAAGTATTAACTTTAGTATTTAATAATATAATAGCTTGTTTAACACTAATTGGTTGTTTATTTTGATTTAGACTACATGATGAATTTACAGAATTATCGTCAAATTTATTATTATTATTATTATTATTATTATTATTTTCTATTGTTGCTCCTCCAGCACGTTTAGCTTTAGCGGATGAATTTGCTCTAGCACTCATATAAACTATTAGAAAATAATATATTTTAATTTTTAACTAAAAAGAATAATTATCCTAAATTAAATATATATACATAATTTATGAAATATATTAATGAAAATACCCATTTTAAAATAATAGCCTTTTTACTATTTACTATATTTTTTACCATACTATATATGTTATTTGATGATTCAAATTTTTCCGGGTTAAATAAAGTGTCAGAGGTAATAAAAGATGAAATAATAAAGGAAGAAGTAAAAGAAGAAGTAAAAGAAGAAGTAGATGAAAATAAAAGAATACCTATAAAAACAAAATTAAATTTTGAAGGATTTGAACCATATATTAATAGTTATAAAATTAAAAAGGAAAAAGAGAAAAATAAAGCAATAGACGAAAAAGCAGAAGAAGTAGATAGTAATATTGAAAATGAAGAATTAACAAAAGATAAAATTAAACCATTATTAAAAGATAAAATATTTAACCGTCTTTATTTTTCCATATCAACAGGTGGATTATTAGGATATGGAGATGTATATCCAACAACAAATAATGTAAAAATAGTTTCGATGTTACAAGTATTAAGTACTATTTGTTTAATTGTGTTTTAAAAATATTTAAAGATATATTGTTGATTATAATTATAATGTCAGGAGAAGTATCTGAAACACAAGTTAATAATAACTTTCTTAACAACGTTGGTGTTGTAAAATGGTTCAACAACAAATCTGGATATGGGTTTGTAACAATTATTTCTGAAGGGGAAATGAATAGTAAAGATGTATTTGTTCATCATAGTTCTATTAATGTAAATTCTGAACAATACAAATATCTAGTTCAAGGCGAATATGTTTCATTGGATGTCGAAAAGAGTGAAAAAGGAGAATTTGTTTTTCAAACTACTAAAGTAACAGGTGTATTTGGTGGAGCATTAATGTGTGAAACACGTCAAGATATTCGCAACCAACGCGTCGAACGTGTAAAAGATATGGGTGAATTTCAAGAAACATACAAAAGATCAAGTCGTAAAAATACACAAAGACCTACACTTGAAAGACAACAAACTAACGCATAAAAAAATAAATTAAAATAATACTATAATTTATTTTTTATTTTTTCGTGTTCTCTTATTGCAGAATTTTTTATTTTTATATGTTTTTGCAATATTTTTCAACATAGAAGATCCTTTATTAATTTTTAATTCTTTTGTTATATTTGAATAAGTTAAACTAGGTGTTTTATTATTTAATTGATTTTTAGATATACCGTAATAATCTTTATATAATGTATCTACACCAGAATAAAGTATATTTTTTTGAGGAATTTTCAGTTTCTGTAATATATATTGTAAATTTTGTTCGCTTTTACAATCTACCTCCATAAATTCTGGTATTCCTGGCCATGTATCAAATACAATTTCATTCACTTTTGAATGTTTCCATTTTTCACGTGTAGTTTCGATTTGAGATTTCATAATTAATCCGCATTGTTTTAAAAATTCGACAGTTGTTTCATAATCAGTATTTACAGCGACTTCATGTTCTGTTGCATATTTACTTTTTCCAAATTGCTTACATGTTATCTTAACATTTTTATTTGATTCTTCTCGTACTCGAACAAACCCATTTTTTTTATTACCTTGGCGATAAAAAATTGAACGTCTCATGCATATTTTTGGATGTACTAAAGATGCTCCTAACTTTTTTATTTTATTTTTTAAATTATTAATATTTTCATTGATTATTTTTACTTCGTATTCTTTTGCCATATATTGTATATAGAATATAATTTATACAATATATTTATAGTATTAATCATTTGATATTAATTCAGCAATAACAGAAATATAAGTATCATTTAATTCAAATCTTTTTCCAATTACTTTTGCGTTTATGTAATCGTTCTCTTTTATATTAATAAATTCATCATTATTATTATGATGATCGCGTGCAATAAATATTACCATTGGTGTAGGTTCATCCTTTTCTGATATTTCCGCACGAATTCCTGCCTTTGTAACATTTTTAACTTTTGATCGTACAACCATACCTTCAACTGGATAACATACCTTATATTGAATAACAACTGTAAATTCAATATTATTACCACGTAATACACCGCTAGAATAATTAACTACTTTTAATGTATTTGTTCTAATATATCCATTTGAATTACATTTTTTTTCTAATTTATTTTTTAGTTTTCTTTCTATAATATTTTTAAGATTCTTATTAGCTTCTTTGAACGTTAATACAATTTTAATACTATCCAATACGTCAGAATATAAATCTATATTTTTTTGTTTCTTTTGTTTTTTATCTAATGCTGTTTTAAGTTTAGTAATAGTAGTATCTAATGTTTTAGATGGCACTTGTTCTTCCTCTTGTTTTAATATACCATCATATAATGATGGATCTTTTATATAATCTTTTACTTCATTTAACATATCTAGCCCTTTAATATAATTTAAATGTTCGACAATATATCCAGATCCAGTTTCTGGATATTTTTCTTTTAATTCATTTACAATTTTTATTAATATTTTAACTTGTATATCTTCATATACACCAGCTAATTGTTTTCTTTGCTCATCTGACATTTGTTGATAATAGTACTGAATAATACCATGTTCTGGTTTATAAAATCTAGGCCTTCTCTTTATATGTCCTGTTTTTTCATTTATATTTTCAACCATGATTGTATATTTTTTTGGATCTATTTCTGGAGGCGAACCAGATGGTGTTTGAGGTTCAAATTTTTTAGGAGGCGAACCAGATGGTGTTTGAGGTTCAAATTTTTTAGGAGGACTATTAGATGGTGTTTGAGGTTCAAATTTTTTAGGAGGCGAACCAGATGGTGTTTGAGGTTCAAATTGATAATTCATAGATGTAGGACTACCAGATGGTGTTTGAGGTTCAAATTTTTTAGGAAGACTATCTGATGATTCAACTTGATAATTCATAGATGTAGGACTACCAGATGGTGTTTGAGGTTCAAATTTTTTAGGAGTATCATTATCTGATGATGAAATTTCATCTTTATTTAAAGGAGGTGGAGGAGGAATATTTGAATAATCACTAGAGTCAGTATTTAAAGATGCTTCCATTACTTAATATATATATATTTATTAAAATGGTTTTTTCAATTTTATAATTTTATAGTATGAATATATTTTTTATATATATTAGTAAGAGTTGGAGATAAAAACCATACTTTATTATCTTTATTTATGTGATGATAAAATCTAAATAAAATTTGTACTAATAAACAAATATGAATAGTTTGTGAATCTCTCATTTCTTTAATAAATGTATATTCATTAAAAATAGAACTGACTAACTCAACTAAATCATTTTTATACATAACATTGCAAACTACTCCTGTAGCTCTTGTTTTGTGTGTATCTTTTATTTTAAAAATAAACTCTTCTTTCTTACTTTTTATTTTATATATACCAACACCTAAAGAATCACCATGTCCAGATATATCAATATTATATTTACTTTTAATTGTATCTTTAGTTTCCTTTTTCATAAAAGAACTAGCTTCTACCCATTTATCTTTATTTTTCTCAAGTAATAGTAATTCTTCTTCTTTTGCAAATAGTAAGTATTTTTCATCATCATATTCGAAAATATATTGATATATATAATTTTTTATAACTGATAATTTTGCATCTATTTCATCATTATCTATTAATTGTAATATGTTAAATCGTTTATCAAATGATAATTGGTCAAATACTATTATATTACAAACAATATTATCTAAAAAATTAAAAAATACTGTTTTATTTGTAATTGTTGATTTTTTAATTATTTCATAAATAACAGTATATGGACGTGATTTTTTAAATATTTCGACTAAATTTGAAAATTCAGCCAATATATCTGTATCTTGTTTAATTTCTTTTTTTTCTTCAATATCTTGATCAAATACTGTATCTAATTTTGGTATATCATTTTCTACTTGAGGTTCAGGACTTTCACTTATTTCTTTAGTTAATTCTAATTTACTATATTTATAATCTACAGGAGTAGATCGTTCCAATAATGATATATTTTTACTGGTTATCTCTTTCGGTTGAAAGAAATAAATATCTCCATGATTGGTAATATAACCTACTCTTTCAAACATATCTAATAATTCTTCGTTATGATTAGACGTTAATATATTAAGAGCTGCTTTAATATCAGATTCTGGATATTTATTAAAATGAGTCAATTTATTAATAATTTCTTCATAATAATAAAAATGTTTTTCTTTGAATAATATTTTTATATTAAATACAAGTTGATTAATATTATTTAATACATGAAATTCATCTAATGTATCTTTATTTGCAGAATCATCATCATCATCAAAATTAATATTTGTAATATCATTATCACTATCATTTAATGATATACAATTATAACTACAACTTTCCATATAATCACATATAGCAGAAAAAGGTTTATCACCAATATCAATACTTATTTGTTTTTGATTGGCAAATAATTGTTCAGTTTTAGTATCTAATTTATCGATAGATAAATCATTATATTCGGAGGATAATAAACAATCAACCGCTGTTTCTTTTAATATACGCGTAACTGCGCCAATTTTAATTGCTTTAATTTCGGATATTCTATACAAATATAAATCAATTCCTTCAACTAATTCATTACTTTTATTTTCATATGATGTTCCATATAAGTATATTAATACATTTCTCTTTTTATAAGGTAATAATCGATGACTACAATTTCTAACACCTCTACCAATAATTTGTTCGATTCTATTCATATTATACCATGGTTCCATTATATGGATAGATCGAATATTTTTAAGATCAATACCTTCAGAACCAGCACGTGATATTAAAACAACTTTAATAATATCACCATCTTTATTTTCTTCACTTGCTGTATTCTTTATTTCAATAGAATTTTGACTACTTATACTAGTAGTTGCACCAGTAATCATAGCATATGTTAATTGTTTTCCATTTATAGTTTTTTTTGGTATTATTCTATGTTTTGAAATGTAATCTGAACTTAATAGAGTAGTCTTTTTTGTAAATCTTTTAAATCCGACTTCTTCAAGTGCTAATGCTAATGGCAATAAACCGCCGTATAAATATTGACTATATACTAATGTTATACCTTCATTATTTAATATAGATTCAACAATTGAATTAATTTTTTCACTATATTGTTGAATATTATCAGGTGCAAATATACTTTTTTTATTTGTTTCATTTAAATATTTATCTTCATATACATAAGGAAATTTATCTACATTTTTTACAATTTTACTTAATCCGTCTTTACCAACAAAACTATTAATAGTTTCATCTTCTATTTCTTCCTCTATATCTTGTATTGGAAATACAATATTTAATGCTTCTAAAGGTACCTGCATTTTATTATAACCCAATTTTTCTACTTTATTTCCTTCTTCGTCGTCCTTATTTTTATTTAATAAACCAGAAATTATTTTTTCATATATAATTTTTTGATATGATCCAACGCCAATATTATAAACATCAACATGTTCCAAATGTTGAATTATAGAATCATTATTAAACTGAATACGTGGATATACAATAGATTCATTTAAAAAAGATCTATTATTATCAAACTGGTAAGGGAATATTCTATATGGAAATGTGAATGGATTTTCTCCTCTAACAAAACTTACATACCCAGTTATTTTACGTATAAATTTTTTTTTACCAACTTCTTCTCCATTCTCGTCTATTAAAAAATCACCTTCTTTATCAAATATTTCCTTCTCTTCAATAATTGGTCTTCCGTCATTTAAATTCATTAAATTTGTTATCCAGATAATTTCTTTATATGAATTGAACATAGGTGTAGCTGATAATAATAATAATTTTAATGTGCTAATATTTTTGACAAGATAAAATAAGTTACTTGCTATTTTTTTACTTTCACTATCTTCACTTACACGTATATTATGTACTTCATCAATAATAATTAATCTATTGTCAAAATAAGAATTTAATTTTTTTTCAGCTTTTTTTTGTTCTATTAAATGTGATAATTTTGTATAACCAATAAATTCATAACCATCTTCAATAATTTTATTAATTTGTGCAATAATTGTTTTTTTAGATGAATATTTATTTACCTTAATTTCATTTAATAAATTATTTCCTACACAAGATTTTAAATTCCATACACCATTTGTTTCTTTTAATTTATTTTCATCAAATAACTGTTTTTTAAAATTATCTTGGATATTTGGAGTTGCAACAATTAATATTTTTTTAACAATCCCTAAATTTTTTAAATAAACTCTCATGGTTTCAGATATACCAATAGAACTACAAGTTTTACCAGTACCTAAACCATGAAATAATAATAGACTGTTATATGGAGTAAATATACTTAGAAAATTTTTTACAAATACTTGATGTGGTAATAATTCAGTAAATTCGCATGCCATATTATTAGAATATTCTTCAATATTATCAAATTTTGCTTCACCTTTTTTAGTTTTACTGAACTCTTCTTTATTTGAAATTTTTAAATTAAATTTATTATCATCTATATTTGGGTATAATGAAACACTATTTAAAATTTCTGGTGATAATTCAATGCTCATATATTAGTATTACTTAATTTTTTATATTTAAATATAAAAATTAAAAAATTAAAAAATTATTTATAGCATTGTCTATTTTATTTAACATTCCTTTTTTTTCACTATTGTATGGTCTTATTGAATTAAGACATTCAGTATATGTTTTCCATTCTAATTTAGATACTTCTGATCTTTGAAATTTATTTAATATATCTATATGATCTTTCATATATGCTAAATAATATTTATGTTTATATGCTTTATAATTTGAACCAAAAAATATTTCTTCATAAGGTATTACGTTTTCAACTATTTTAATATGTGATTTACTGTAACCAGTTTCCTCTTCAAATTCTCTAATAGCACAATCAATATCTTTTTCTTGATAATCTCTACGTCCTTTAGGAAATCCCCATTCTGGTTCTTGCCATGATGTTATGCTATTCTTTATTACATCGTCGATTTTAATTAATGTATTGTCTATAATTATTCCATCATATAATGGTAACCATTTCTTGTATATATTTTCATCGTTAATTTTTTTTGAAGTATCTATAAAATCCCTTTCCAATATTTTCTTTTTTTCGTGAATTGTCATTTCATCTACTATATTTTTAACATAATTTTTATTATATATACCATATTTACCACGTAAAAAATCGGAAAATCCAAAACTATCTTTTCTACGTATCATTAAATATTCAGTACCTCTTGGACTTTTTCTAAAAAGTATAATACCTATACTAATAATAGGCATTTTACAATCTTGGAATAAATGTCCCTGTTTTCCGCAATTATTACATATATTATAACTAGTTTTCATTATATGTATTAATTTAAATATTTTTATGTAGTTTGTAATATAAGTATTAATGAAGTTTAGTTCTGAATTATGGGGTCCATCATTTTGGTTTATTTTACATAGTATAACATTTAAATATCCACAATTTCCAACAAATAATATAAAAAAGAAGTATTATGAGTTTATTCAAAATCTACCACAGTTTATGCCTGATGAAAAAATAGGTAATGAGTTTGCAAAATTTCTAGATAAATATCCTGTAACGCCTTATTTAGATAATAGAAATTCATTTATTCGTTGGATGCATTTTATCCATAATCGTATAAACGTACATTTAAAAAAAGAAATAATGAGTTTTTCTGATTTTTTGAAGAAATATGAAACAATATATAGCCAAGATAATTTGACACAAACTAGAAACAAATTAATTAAACAATATATAGTATATTTAGTTACTGTAATATTTTTACTTATATCATGTTATATGTTATATCGTAAATAATATTAAAAATATTATTATTATATATTTAGTGAAAATGGATAATAATATTAAACCATATATTAATGGTGGAATTTCTGGAATTATTGAAATAACATTAGTTCATCCAATTGAGTATTTTAAAACATTAAAACAATATAAAAAAAATAACAACAATAATTTTTTCACTTTTGTAAAAAATGCATATAATACTGGAGGAATACGATCATTATATTATGGATATTTACCAAGATTAATAGGTGTAGTTCCTATGAGAACTATTTTTTGGGGTACTATGTATGCATCTGATAAAAATTTACAAAATAAATCAATTAATCCTTTATATAAATATTGTTTATCAGGCCTATTAGTAGGTTCTATTCAAACATTAATAGATTGTCCAATTGAATCTTTAAAAACTCAAATGATGACAACAAGCAATTCATCTTATAAAATTAATTTTAATGGATTTACACCTAATTTGTTAAGAAATATTGGATTTGTTACAATATTTAATGCAAGTAAAAATTCTATAAAAGATAATTATTTATCTACGCGTAAAAATATTAATTTAGATAACATATTTATAGGATGTATATCCGGAATAACAGCAAGTATATTAACACAGCCATTTGATTATATAAAAACAAAAATGCAAGAAAATAAAATTGTAAAAGTTCCCATGAGAAAGATTATTTATTTAACATTAAAAAATAAACCAATGTTATTTTTTTCAGGAACAGTATCTAGATGTTCGATTACCTGTATTAGTATGTCAATTGGTTTATATATATTTGAATTATTAAATTCATTTTAAAATACTATATTATAATTAAATATATAATATAGTGTTATATTATCATAATGAATGGAGGATTAGCAATAGCCTCTGGAGGATTTGGATGTGTATTTAGACCTCCTATTAAATGTAAAAATAAAAAAAAAACTAAGAAAAATAGAGTTAGTAAGTTAATGTTAAAAGAATATGCGAATATAGAAGTTAATGAAAGTAAAGAATTTATAAAAGATATCGAAAAAATACCTAAATCTGATAAATTATTTATTATTCCAAGAGAAATATGTAATCCAGATGAATTAACATCTAACGATTTAGTAAATTTTGATAATAAATGTAATTCACTAACAAGATATGATATTACATCTAAAAATATTAATAAGTCATTGAAAAAAGTAAAAATAATACAATTACCCGAGGGTGGAACTGATTTAAAGGATTATTTTGATAATAATATTATAACTATTGATAATTTTAAAAATATAAATACAAAATTAAATTTATTATTAAATGGTATAGTAAAAATAAACAAAAAAAATATATATCATTTTGATGTTAAAAGTTCAAATATGTTAATACAAAATAAAAATATAAGATTAATTGATTGGGGATTATCATCTAAAATAAAAAAAGAGTATATAACCAATAGATTTATACCTTTATTTATGAAATATAGATCATTACATTATAATATGCCATATTCTATTGTTATGTTAAATGATGAAGCCGGTGTATATATAAATAGCTTTCTTCAGACAAAATATAAATTTAATGAATTAGTAGATTTTTTATATAACTTATATGAAAATATAATAACAGTAAATGTATTTGAAAAAGGTCACGATGATCTAGTTAAATATATGTTAAAAAATTATTTATATCCATCTAAAAATCCAGATTTAATTATATTTACGTATATAGCAGAAATAATTGATCATTTTAATAAAAATGGTAGATTTAATGTAGAAGATTATTTTTATAATGTATATTTAAAAAATTGTGATATTTGGGGATTTTCAACTGTATATTTAGCATTTGCAATTGATAATATACATAATTTATCATTAACTGTTAAAGATCGAAATAAAATAAAGGATGAAATATTAAGAATATTTAAAAAATATACATTAGGATGTTCATATAAACCTATACCAGTAAAAGAGTATTCAAAAGAATTATTAAAATTGAATCAGTTAATTAATAATTTTAAAGAAGATAATAAAAATATTATTAAAGATTCATCAGTAACCAACAGATATAATACAGAAACAAAAAAAACAATTAAAACTTTAGACATGTCTAAAAAAATATCTACTTCAACTACTTTAAAAAAAAGATCAAAAATTAAAAATACAACATTAAAGAAAAGAAATAAAAAATAAATGTTAAAAATATATTATACGTATTTTATATATTTAACAATGAAAATAGAATTGATTATATTTGCAATTACATCATTTTTAGTTGTTAATTCTTATTGCGATAATAAATATATTCAAAAAATAATATCATATAAGAAGTATTTTGAAATGGCAACATATTTGTTTGTTGGATTTTCATTGTATTTAATGATAAAAAAAAATCCAAATCAGTCTAGAAGTATGATGAGTCAAGTAAGTAATATTATAAAATATATGCCAATAGATAGAAATGCCACAGCAGTATTAACTCCTTTTTTTGATGTAAGTGACAATATTAACGGTGAGCCTACAGGACTATTGAGTAGTTTTATAGCACCTCAACAAAAACGAATGATGAACTCAGGGAATGATACAACTAAAAGAAGTGTAAGTGAAACCAAAAAAAAATGGGTAGCATCTCAACAAAATTGGAAATGTGGATTATGTAATACACAATTACAAGCGTGGTTTGAAGTAGATCATCGAATTGAATTAGAACACGGTGGATCTAATCACGTTAATAACTTAATAGCTTTATGTCGAGATTGTCATGGAAAAAAAACAATGATGAGTAGGCTTTAGTAAAAATAAATTGTAGTATATATACTTATTTTCTAATTGAATTGTATAGAAGAAATGTCAAATAATACAATATCAACAAATAATACTGTCAAAACTAATTATAGAGAATCTATCTCAAATACTTTTTCTTCTGATAATATTCAAAATACATCATCATATTTAAATAATAAATTTATTAATTATAAAAAATTTATAATATTACTTGTATTAACTATTATTATATTAATAGTCTCTACATTTATTTATAAAAATGATTATTTTGATTATATTACAGATCATAAAGAATTACAAGCATTGTTCTTTTTATTAATAAGTATATTTTTCATAGGATCTTTATACGTAACTTATAGTTTATCCTATTTCGATGAGAAGAAAAGGAAAGGAGTTATACCACCAGGATATGATCCTAGTGAAAAAATACAATTAGAACCATATATTAAAATTATTGGTCTATTTTTATTTGGAATTATTGCTATTTTATTAGTTATTTATGGTTTAGCAAAAGGAACTGAAAAATATCCTGACGTAATGGCTACAATTACTTGGTCATTATTATTAATAATAATAGGCATTGGTATATATGGTGTATATGTTGCATTTATAAAAAATAGAAAAAAAGTTAAATTTCCTCCATCCGATCCTGGAGGAATAAGATTATTACAAAATTTATCACTATACTCAATACTGTGCTTACCATATGATATTTACAATTTTATAACTAATGAGTATAAAAAAGCACCAAAAGAGGTATGGAATATATTAATAATTGAAGCTGCATTAATAGCTTTATATTTTATTTTACCATATTTAAGAAGAATTATTTTATTTATTATTTGTCACGATGCGAAATATTTATTAAACGAGCCAGAATATTTAGACAGAGAAAAAGAAGCAGGTTCAACAAAAGATATTTATGGATCTGATATAGAAGATTCTAGTTATAATTATAATTATTCAATATCTTTTTGGTATTATGTAAATCCAACTGCAAATGACGATAGTTATTATAATATATTAAGTTATAATGGAAAACCTTTAGTAGAATATAATCAACATAAAAATAAATTAAGGATAAAAACAACTGAAGGAAGAAGTAAGCAAACACTTATATATTTAGACAATAATGTGGAAACACAAAAATGGAATCATATGGTAATTAATTATCAGTCTAATACTATGGATATTTTCATAAATAATGAATTGATAACTACAAACTTTAAATCAAATATGCCATATATGAGTTATGATAATATAATTGTAGGTGAAGATAATGGAATTCAAGGTGGCATATGTAATGTAATGTACTTTAAGAGAAGTATTCCTAAACGGGATATTTCATTAATCTATTATTTATGTAAATATGAAAACCCTCCGATAATTTAGAAATATTCTTATGAGTATATATACATATGGAACCTAAATCTATAATAATTGTTGTATTAGTTTTATTGTTATTATATATAATTATTAGAACAGTAACTTATCCATCTGGTTTAACATCTAAAACTGATGCGAAAACATTGCAAACTATAAGTGCAGATGATTTAGAAAGCGGTGATACTGCTAGTGTTAATTTCTCTTATTCAATCTGGTTTTATGTAGATGATTGGAATTACAAATATGGTCAAGCAAAAGTTATATTTGGAAGACTTGATATGAATAAAAAACCATGCCCTACTATTGTTTTAGCTCCTACACAAAATAATATTAATGTATCTCTAACTGTATATCCAAATTCAAATAGTTCTTCTGAAATTATACATTCATGTGGTGTTCATAATATACCTATTCAAAAATGGGTAAATGCTATTATTAGTGTGAATAACCGTAGTTTAGATATATATATTGATGGCAAATTAGTAAGAACATGTATGTTACCTGGTGTTCCTAAGGTAAGCAATAAATCAAATGTATTAGTAACACCTGGGGGTGGATTTTCTGGTTACACAAGTAAATTACAATATTGGGATGAGGCTATTGATCCTCAAAAAGCATGGAATGTATATAAATTAGGATATGGCGATGGGTTCTTAAGTATGTTTAATGCATTTGAAGTAGATATTACTGTATCAAATGATGGAGAAGAACAAGCATCTATTTCATTTTAAGAAGAAATAATATATAAAATTATTTATATTATTTTATATATATAAGATTATGGCAAATGAATTTTTCAATACACAAGATTCAAATAGTGCAATAATGAATTTTGCTTTTGTAATTATGGTTATTATTGTATTTTTTGTTTTATTACAATTTAGTATTCAATTCTTAGGTACTATATTCAGTGATAAAAATGGTAATCCTACATTAATAAAAGGTATGGTCGAAGGTAAAACTATGATAGAAGTTGAACAAGATCCAAATGAATCAGGATCAATTACTGTTATTCGGTCAAGTAATGAAAATGATGGTGTTGAATTTACTTATTCATTATGGTTATTTATTGATGATTTAGAATATAATAAAGGACAATTTAGACATATCTTTCATAAAGGTGATGATATCATTAATTATAATGATGATACTATTGGAGCTGGTTTAAGTTATCCTAATAATGCACCCGGATTATATTTAGCACCTTATAAAAATGATTTAGTTGTTGCTATAAATACATTTCAAAACGTAGTTGAAAAAGTTATAATTCAAAATATAACATTAAATAAATGGATAAATGTAATCATACGTTGTGAAAATAAAACACTTGATGTCTATATTAATGGATCTATTGCACGAAGACATGTTTTAAGCGGACTTCCTAGACAAAATTATGGTAATGTATATGCATGTATGAATGGTGGATTTTCTGGTAATCTATCTACTTTAAAATATTTTAATCATGCAATAGGAACAAGAGAAATAGAAAATATTCTATTTTGGGGACCAGATACTACTATATCAGATGATAGTGATCTTAAAAATAAAAATACTAGGTATTTATCATTCAAATGGTACACAAGTGGTCAAATTGATAATTCTAATAATGTAGTTATATAATATAGATGTTTAGTTTAAATGTTATTCGAAAATTACAAAAAAAAGCCAAACAAAAAGATTCAGAAAAATTTGAATCACATATAGTCCATGATAACACGTTTGATTATAATAATCAAGAAGATTTAATTAAATATAGAAATACACGTGTAAAATTATCAGAAGCATTTAAATATTTTTCGATGGATTATGAAAGAATTCTTAGATATAAAAATCCTAGTATGACTGAATTACACACACTTCATGAATTAAATATAAGAAGAAAATTACATACATTAAGTCATGCAAAAAATCAATCTAATTTATCAGCTGGTCAAAAATTATCAAAAATATATACAAATCGAAATTTAAAACATCCTACGTATTCAACCCAACAACATGGTAATTCTACTAATTCAAATTCTAAAGGTCTAGAACAGAAGGGTAATAGTTTAATATTTAAAGGACAGGCTTTAAACAAAGTAGTTACACAAAAATTACATTCTTCAAATGGTAATCAAACATTTACATTTGATCCATCTCATCCATTAACTGGTATAAATAAAAAATATACACATAGTACAGTTCAGAAACATCCATTAAGTAAAATAAAAATGTCTATTCTATAAAAATTTTATAATTTATTCTATTTATAAAATTTTTACTTTCTATGTTTTTTAAATGATACACGTCTTTTTGTACTTTTAGCTTTCTTTTTGTATTTTTTTTGTTTTTTATTTTTTTTTGTTTTTCTTTTGGATTTAGACTTAGATTTTGCTTTTTTGTTTTTTTTTGTTTTACCTCCGTAATTTACATTTCCATCATTTCGTGGTAATGTGTTTAATTCACCTTCCACCATAACATCATTAGGTAATCCATCATCTATTAATGCTCTATCTGAATCTTGTTCAGGAAATACTGTATTTTGTGGGGCTTGTTGTTCAAATTGTTGAGGTTGTTGTTGTGCTAATGGATCAACTTGCCCTTGGGCTAATGGATCAACTTGTCCTTGTGCTAATGTATCAACTTGCGGTTGTTGTGCTAAGGGATCAACTTGCTGTTGTGCTAAGGGATCAACTTGCTGTTGTTGTGTTAAGGGATCGACCTGCTGTTGTTGTGCTAAGGGATCAACTTGCTGTTGTTGTGCTAATGTATCAACTTGCTGCTGTTGTTGTGCTAAGGGATCAAATTGTCCTTGTGCTAATGGATCAACTTGCGGTTGTTGTGCTAAGGGATCAACTTGTCCTTGTGCTAATGGATCAACTTGCGGTTGTTGTGCTAAGGGATCAACTTGCGGTTGTTGTGCTAAGGGATCAACTGGTTGTTGTGCTAAGGGATCAACTTGTCCTTGTGCTAATGGATCAACTTGACTTTGTGCTAATGGATCAACTTGACTTTGTGCTAATGGATCAACTTGACTTTGTGCTAATGGATCAACTTGACTTTGAGATTGTTCAGGCATACCATCAAGTTGTTGTTCAGACATACCTTCTGGCATACCATCAAGTTGTTGTTCTGGCATACCATCAATTTGTTGTTCTGACATACCATTAAGTTGTTGTTCAGGCATAAGATTTGTTTGACTATCTAATCCTAAATTTTGAGAAGGAATACCTGAATTAATGTTATAGTCTTCTGGTTGATTAGGTGTAGAATCATATTTAGTTCCAATTGAATTTTGAATTTGATTATTTTCTATATTTGATGATTCAATATTATCATATTGAGGAGTAGCTAATATAGATTCATCATTAAGTGTTGGTGTATTTATTGGTGGTAATACTGGCGATTGTTCCATTATTTGATCAATTTGATTTTGTACTGGTAATTGTTGTGATGTATTTGTTAATCCTCTTAATAAGGATGAACTATCGATAGAATTAATTACATATCTCATTTTTCTATAAATTGTTTTTACACCATCAGCATCAATTGTTTCTTCTACTTGAGGTGGTTCAATATATCTAAAATTCATGTTTAAAAAACAAGTTTCAGCTTGATTATTTAATGATTGATTTGAATTTACATAAATATGTACTTCATCTATATTATACAAGTTAAATTCATTATTTCGTTGATTTGTGTATAATTTATATTTATAATCTATATTGCTTAAATATTCAAAATATTTTTTTAAAATAGTTGAACATATACCTCCACTAGTTTTTTTTTCGTCTATATATGTTTTACATAAATCCCATATTGTAACATAATAACTATAGTTAAAATTTCTAATTGTTGCAGTAAGAAAACCATGAGGTACTCTTGAACTTTTATTTCCTTCTTCTTCTTCTAAAAATAGTATAAAAAATTTTTTATTATAAAATTCTGTTATATCTTTTTCTTCCATTTCACTGTAATAACAATTATGTAATGCATTTGATACCAGAATTTTATCTTCATTTGGTGTATTTTGATCGAAATCTATTTCTATTAAGTCAAATTTATCATATAAATCATCATCTGATGTGTTAAACTGATCCATATATAATTAATACATAATTATTTATTAATATTGTTTTCATTTTTAATATTTTTTAATATATTAAAAATTTCTTTGAAAAATGGTTTGCACATACAATGACCAGCACCATGTACTATATTAGCAGTAGAATGTCTTATATTCTTTAACATAAAAAATGCGTTCTCTATAGGCAATACAGTGTCTTTTGTTCCATGTATTATATGTATTGGTATTCTAGTTAATGGTAATAATTGAAACATATTTAATGCAACTGTCCTACTAGGACATGCTAAAATAGCTACTAATTGTCTATCTCCTCCGTTTTTATATTCTAATGGATGGACACTTAATGTGTTATATTTTTTATTTGAATATTTTTTCAAATAATCAGGTTCTACTAAATCACCACACATTGTTTTAAAATATTTATAATGTGCTTGGCGATAATCACGTAATACTGCATTCTTTTTTTGACCAAGTATCATATTATATACATCTTTAATTAAAGTTGCACTTGGTAGATGACTTGCTAATTGCTCACTACTAGTTGAACATAATAATAAACCTAATGTTCTTGATCTATATAATAATGAAAAAACTTGAGCTATCATTCCACCCATTGAATGACCAACTAAATATATTTTTTCTATTTTTAAAAAATCTAATAATTGACGTACATCATCCACTATATCATATAATGAATATGCTATATTTTTTGTTGTTAATGGAAATACACCTTTTGAATATTTATTAATAAAATTGGGTAATCCATCCTTTATTTTTTTACATTTATGATTTGTCATAAAATCACTTTGACCATTATCTCTATGTTCGACACGTATTACATAATAACCTAATTGAATTAACGGAATTATACAGTATTTATCATTATAAGCATACATATCAGAACCCATCCCTTCTAATAATATAACTGGTGTATCTGATTTATTTCCAAATGTTTGATACGCCATCTTTAACCCACATTCTAACTTAAAAAAATTTATAGGATAATCTTTAAAATACATATATTATATTATATTAATTTATTGATATGTTTTTAAAACTAATTTTTAAATATATTATTTAATTTAATTAATATATTTAACGTCTTGATGTTTTTCTTTTAGAACGGCGCTTTTTTTTATTTGTTTTTTTAGAAGATGTTTTTCTTCTAGTTTTACGATTTTTTTTAATTGATCTTCTTCTAGATTTTCTACCACCTTTAGCACATGAACGTGTAAAATAATGAGTAATTTTATTATTAGCTTGTACTTCTGCATCTGTTTTTTCTGCATCACTTAAGAATTCTGTTTGAGTTCCCAATTCAGCAGTTTTAGTTCTTAATTTTTCTTCTAATTCATTACATATACCATCTACTATGCTATCTAATGCGTCATTAGCGACAACACATGTATTAGACACTGCTGGTATAACTGCGGTTCTTATAGTAGCAATACCAGCCGCTACTTTACCGAAATTTGTCCAATTAAGAGAAGATAAAAATGCTTCCCATATACTTCTATTATTTGTCTGTATGCTAATTCTTAAACTATCTATGGTTGCTCTAATATATACGCCAATATAGTTTATAGCAGCTTTAGACAACGCACTAAACGAACTTTTCATATCATCGCTTAATAACCCAATAGCTTTTTCATAAAACCTAAGAAATATAGCAGACATACGACCAGCACCTAAGGATGCACTACCTAATAACCCAGCAATTATAATTAACTTGATTAAATTTTTTCTAAATGGTGTACAACCATCTCCTCCTGTTTGTTTTCTTCCACCTTTGGAACTGTACCGTTCAGGTTTAGCTCTTTTTCGCGGATTGTTTTTAACGCCGTCAGCAATACTTACCATATTTTTATCATTGCCTGATGCTTCTATTATTAAATCTCCAAAAGCTTCTTCTAAACCTCCTAATTTTGTTTCTAAATTTTCTATTTTATTTTCTTGTAAGTTTCCATTTAATTTTAAGTTACTAAATAAATTACTAACTTCATCAACCGCGCCTTTAATTTCTTCTTCATCAACACTATGAGGTCTTTTTTTAGACATATTAATATAAATTATAGAGATAATAAAAAAATTATAATATTTTTTACATTAAATTAATAATTCTTAATCACTATTAAATAACAAATTCATATTTCGTACTTCTATTTTATCTATTTCTTCGAAGAATATTTTATTTACTAAAGTATCATCTCTTAAACGAACCGTATATGTTTGTTGTAATTTATTTCTTCCGATTCTTCCAAACGCTTGAATTGCCTTTTCTTGAGTCATTTGTTCAACATCTTTACCAATAAATCCATGACAGAATTGATAATTTGTACCATAAATATAATCACCGTTTGCAATAATTAAATACAACTTTTGATTAGTAGCCAGTCTCTTTACTATTTCTGTATAAGCAATGCATTTTGTTTGCGAAAATAATCCAATACCCAATAATAATAATACTTTCCATATATTCTCAATATCATTTAGCATCATAATTTGTTCTACATCTGTATCTATAATATCAGATGTGTAAGGAAGTGTATCTTTATATAAATCAGTTTCGACCCATTTTTTTAGATGAGATATCTTATTAGGTACATATAAATCATCTAATGCAATACTCTTTACCATAGATTGAAGTGTTTCTACCTCTTGCATCATTTTTTTAACATTTGGTGGAATACGATTATCATTCCCTGCTTTATTATCTTTATCCTCAAATTTAGCAGTAGCATCTTCGACCAGTTTTTCCAATTTCATTATTTTTTCTTTTATTACATTATTTTTTACAATAGTTTCTGTAATTTCTGTCATTTTACTTGATGGAATATTTGCTTGCTGAATACAAAATTTTCCTATTTTATCTACATCTTGTGCAATAAATATTGCTGGACCGTCTGTAATAGTATGTGCATCCCTTGTAGAAATTAGAGCACCGTTTTGAACAACTGGTACAGGAGTAGGAGTTCCTTGTACGCTATATGTACGCACTAGATCATTTGATTTCTTTGGTTGCTCTACGCTATGTGATTTACGAATAGGAGTATCTACTGGCTTTGTATTAGGTTTTACTTTATATTTTCTACTACCTGAGAAGTGATTGTATAGTTTTTCAAATTTATCTTCCTTTATATGACTAATTAATAGTAAATAATAATTTTTAATATGTGACATATTAATATCTTCTAGTGATTCAAAATAATTATCTAAAGCATATCTGTCATCGATTAAATATTCCTCTGAATTTTTACAAATATAAATAATGAATTTTGAAACTTCATGTAAATCAAAGTATCGCAATACAGTTAAATAATTTTTACAGTGTTCAACAGAACTCATCAAACTATTATAATTATTACATATGTAATGAGGTAATTCTACATATCCATTTTTATTTATAATAGGAATACTTTTCTTACAATCGTGACTAATTACTGTATGTACTTGAGGAGGTTTTACGTTATTTATGAATTTGTTAGTAAAGTCTGATATTACATGTTTTAATTCTTCTTGTTTAGGTAATGTAGCAGATGATAATACAATATTAGGAATAATATTTTCTTTCCAATTGTTACTAATTGTTTCATGACATGGATGAGATTCATAATCCATAGTAATTGTTGGCTCATCCCAATAAGTAATAATATTCGCTTTCCAATTAAATGAACACATATAATACATTGCACATATATATGATTGTACATCACATATCATAATTTCTACTTTATCACCAACTGAATGATCCATCTTTCTGGAACCATCCTTATATCTGAATTCTTGACCTATTTTATCACATATTTTTTTTCCACACATACATCTTTTATTTTTTGTTCCGTCATTTCTATATTCGTGTTTCGCAAATACACTTCCTGAAAACATATGCAATCTAATATCTTCGTGACTTCCACAACCAAATGCAAGCGCTATTTTTTTACCACCAGATATAGCTGATTTTGCAAGTGACATACCAACATGTCTTGCTGCACAAACAAATATTACTCTAAATCCCTCACTCAATCCTATAGGACTAAGTGTTTTTCCTGTAGCTGTAGGTGCAATATATAATACTAATTTAGGACTAAAATTATCATCTGTATTGTTTTTAAAAATAGTAAATAATTGTTTTTGATGATCATATAATTTAATATCACCTAATGTATAAATAAACTCATTTTTTTCAATTAATTCAGTGGATTTTTCAATCATATTAAGTAGATTAATTTCATTTACATAAAGATCAATAATATATTTAACATATGTAATTACTTTTTTATTAACATTTTTTACTTTATAGTCTTTAATTTTATAAAGAGAATAATAGTAATAATTCCATCTTTTATTATCACTATTCTTATATTTTAATATTTTACCAATTATTAATAGTAATAAGTAATCAAATATTTCTTCGCGTTTTTTCTTTATTACTTCAGTATTACTTTTTTCTAATCTTAAACTATCAATCTTTTTAATTTTAGAAGAATTATTATTAATAGTATAATCAAAATCTAAGTTGTATTTTTCAACATGATCTTTTACAATTTCCATAAAATATGTCTTATATAAATGATTATCCATATTGTCAGAATTTTCTATCTTCAAATAATTGAGTATAGAGTTATTATAATTTTCAATAATAGTTATATTATTATAACCATTTTTTATTAAATTTATAATATTTTTTTCGTCTTGAGAAACAGGTACCTCAACTGAGTTCCATTCATCGCGTGTTAGTTTTCTTTGTACTAGATCCATGATGTTGTATATTATATATAATTATTAGTTTAAATATATTAAATCAATTTTTTAATATATTTTGCAATAATAAAATTAATTACTATTTAATTCATTTATATCTTCTCTCCAGAGTATTAACTTCTTTATTTCATAACTTTAAACAAACTGTCAATACTAAAATAGTTAAATAATATATAATTATAAAAATAAAATAATAAAACCTCTGGAGAGAAATAAGATAATATGTATATTATATATATATGTCAAATGTATATAATACATCTAAATTTAATTTTCAGAAAAATAAATGGTTGTACTATTATTTGAAAAAATTTGTTTTTTCTAATAAATCAATAAAAAATTTAGAAGATGTAAAAGAATTAAGTATAGATTTATTAGATTCAATATTTAGAAAAAAAGGATTCTCAAAACACAAAAGAGAAAACTGGTTATTATGTGCTCAAAGTAATAAATGTTCAAGTGATTGTAGAGATTCGAATGGATTTAAAACAGATTATGAAAAACGTATAAAATCAGTAAAATGCATACCTAAAACCAGAAAAATGAATCCAAAATTTAAAAATAAAGATCATGTAAATTATGAAAGTCATTATCAATATGCATATTTATTTCTAAAAAATTATAATTCAATTATTTATACATTAAATGAATACAATAAACATGATACAAAAAATGATAAAATATTAGAATCAATTATTTATAGGTCAGATACTAACATGGTACAATCAATAACAAAATCATATGATATTAATAATCAGCGCGAATATAACGAATTAACAAAAAAAATAGAATCATTTTATCCAGATGTAAAACGCAGGAGAGAAAATTCAACACTTAATCTAACTCCAAAGACTATATCTGTAGTAGATTACGAAAGTGAATTTGATAAACTTGCAAAAAAGTTAAGAAAAGAAAATAAGAAAGGTGGTAAAAAAAATAATACTAAAAAGAATAGTAGAAAAAAAAGAAATAGCACTAAAAAAACAAGAAAGAATTTACCCTTCTTTTTCTTCTAGATATTTTATTACTTGCATTAATACCTTTTCTTGATTGTTTAGTTTTCTAAAAAAGAATGCTTCTTCCATTTTAACTTGTAAATATATAGGTTTTTGAAAACTTTTACATTTACAAACAACCGATGAACCTTTATTACATATATTAATATCACATATATGACCTCCATTAGTCAAATATATTCTTTCAGGATTAGCAAGAGGTATCCATCTAATATATGAACCATGATGTAATGCAGGCATATCATCAACATACACATAATTTTCTAGTTTTTTTAAAAAATCTGTTTTTTCTTCATTATTTAATTCTAGATCATCTAATACGTTATTTTTTTTCTGTAATTCTTTACTATATGATAAATTTGTCATATGTTCATTATTATCATTTTCAAGTGCGCTAATAATTTCATCAACGTCCATAAATATATACAACATTTATTTTTAATACACTAATATAAAGTAATATAAAGATTAATGTATATAATAAACAATATATACATATGAATACAATTGTATATTTTATAGAACTTGCTAATTATTTAGCATATATGATATGCTTTCATAATATTATATATAATAATTATCCATTTAATCATACCGTGGAAATTAAACATTATAATATTTTAGAATCATTTAATGTAATTACTAATATTATCGTATGTTATAATTTACTAGTAAATATTTATAAAGTAAATATGTATGATGTAGATGAATTTACATATGTTAGTGATAATTCAATAATATCGATGCAAATATTAGGAGCACAATTAATTTACGAAACTATATATTATTTTATAGTTATAGGTAGAAAAGATAATTTCGTATTGATACATCATCTTTATTCAATTATAACACTATTCTCTAATTTATATTATAACGTATTTCATTATCAATATTCATTAATAGCATTAACTGAATTTACAAATCCATTCTTAAGTATAGTACTTATTTGTAAAAGAAATGATATAAATACCAAATTTTTAATAGTTAATAATACTTTGTTAATGATATTTTATTTTATTTTAAGAATTATGCTAATGCCGTATGCTATATATAAGGGGATATATAATTATGAAATAATGTATAGCATACATCCATATATTTATATTAATGGTTTATTTACTTCGTCATTATTATACTGTATGTCTGTACATTGGTTTAAAATATTATGTATAAAATATAGCAAAAAATATATATTACCCAAGAAGGAAGATTAATATTATTTTATAAATTTTTATTTTTAGATTTGTAAAATACTGTATCCATTATAAATATATCCATTTTGTTTTTTAGATTTTTTTGGTTGAATATTATTCATTTTATCAATTGCTCTTGAATAATATATATTTGATTCATTATTTAGTATTATACTCCATCTTCTCCACGAATATTTTCCTAATGAACTTTCTAATATAGTATTATTCCATTTAAATCCATCAAATACTTCAACTTTATCTAATTCAATACCATTACTATAGGCAACTCCTTCAATTAAAATCTTATTTGAAGGAAGTATTTTATGTTTTAATATAATTGATTGTATTGGAAATTTTTGAATATTTTTTCCTTCTGAATCATTATAATAATTTTTATTCCACGGTGAATCACTTATTTCTTTAGATAATTCAATTGATTCTACCCATTTTACATTTCTAGCTCCAATAATTCCGGGTAATATAATTCGCATAGGATATCCATGATCTGGTGTAAGAATTTTATCATTCGCATGTGTTGCTATTAAAGCTGGTGTTTCTAATATATATTTTAATGGTGTAGAAGATACATATTGATCTGTGCCTTGAAATTTAATATGCCATAAATTATCAGATGAATTTAATTCTTCATTTATTTGATCAGGATAATATTTTTTTAATAATTTATTCAAATCATAACCTTTCCATTTTATATTACCCATTTGTCCATTTGTTAAGTCATTATAAACAGTATTTGTAAATTTATTAGGTCCGTTTGCATTATAATCATCTTTTTGTCTATTACCAGCACATTGTAATACTGAAATTATTTCTTTTGTTTCAATATCTTTTAAATCTAATTCTACATCACCATTTTTTGTATTTAAAAATAAAATATTATAATCTTCTGACATATTTGGTACAGGTGCATGATTTCTGATATATAAAAATTTTACAGGTGTAATTTGATTATTATTTAATAGATATTGTCTTGTTTCCGCATCATATGGTGTATATGTAAAAACTTTGAAATAATTACCTCTTTTCGGTTGATTATCATAAAAATTTTCATTATAATTATTATTGTTTTCTATTAATGATCCAATTTTATTGTTATTTAAAACTGATTTAACTGTAGGATTATTATAGTGAATTTTCCAATAATTCCAAAAAGGCTCTACAGAAGATCCTCCTGCTTGATTAATAAAATTACCTCCTGGATGTTTATTTTTAAAATCAGTAAGATCATATACATTATTTTTATAACTAACCCAAAAAGGTCTCCCATTATTACCATCATTCTTTCTTAATTCTTCTTGAGTATAATACGATTCGCATATTGTGTAGTTAGTACAAAAAGTATAAAAGGCAGGTATTGAAGATAATTTAATTTTTCTAAACATTTTTTTATTATTATATTATATGGTTAAAAAATGTCCATCTAATAAAATATGTATTGATAAATATCATTATATAATTGGATTATTAAGTGTAATAATTATTATCCTTTTATACATATTTACTAGACCATTTATTGATTTTACACAAAAAATACAACAAATACAACAACCAATAAATGAAAATTCATGTGATAATAATGTTTGCGTAAATCAACCAAATATGCAATATAATTATAATTATACTAATTTACCAAATGATGTATTACAAAATCCATATGTTGCACCATTACGTGACGATCGTTATTTAACTCCTACACATGATGTAAGAGGTATGCCTTCATGTCCGTCGCGTATTACAATGGGGTTTAATGATCCAACATGTTGCAATAAATCAGGTATTCCTATTAATATTTCTACTAGAGCAATTGATACAGATTATAGACAGGTAGGAATATTACATAATGATAAAAGGTCAATATTACCATTATTTGGACGTCCATTATTTACAAGTCGTGATAAATGGCAATTTTATACAATGAATGAAAAAGAAAATTCTATCAAATTACCATTAATGTTTAATGGTAAAAGTTGTACAGATGAATATGGTTGTGATAATCTATATACAGGTGATCAAGTATATGTAGAAGGTATAAAAGAAATTTACTCTGTAAAAATGTATGATAATGCAGTTATGAAATATTTACCATTTATTTAAAGGTGTTACAAAAAATATTATCTATTATTAAATATATATGGCAGAGGAAATACAAAAAAAATTATTAATCAAAAAAAAAATTTTTAAGCGATTACAAAAAGAATCCTTTTTTTACGAAGACGAAATAAAAGAAATATGTAAAAAAATAGAAAATATGGAAATTCACGATCCAACGAATTATGATATTAATAAAAAAAAGGAAATGTTAAATGAAACAAAAAATACATTAAAAGTTGTTAATATTAAATTTTCAGATGCCCAAAAAGAATTATTTGAATTTATTGAACAACATTTGGAAGATGGAACAATAAATAATGAATTAATTTCTGATTTATAAATAAATAAGTTGTCATTTTTTTATAAATTAAACACTATTAAGACAATATTTGCTTATTAATTGGTAAAATAGGAAGATATTGTATTTTCTATATTTAAACATTATTTAAACATTATTTATCATACTAACATATGTATCTATCTATTATATTACTCATTATCATTACAAATGTATTAGGATTATATTTGTCTCCAATGAATCATAGAATAATAGATAAATTAATTCAGACTGATAAAATTTCATTAAATACAAGAAATAAATTAAATAAAATATTATATTTAAGTTATGAAAAATGGGCAATAAAAAAAGCAATAGAATTTAAGAAAAAACATTATTATAAATGCGGTAGAATACCAAGGGATGAATTAATTAGTTATGCTAAATTTGGTCTTTATAGATCAATATTAAAATATAATGGAAAACATCTATTTATTAATTATTCCAATATTTATATTCAAGGAGAGCTAAATAAAGCACTAACAGACAGTTATTCTTTGAGTATTTTACCAAAAAGAATAAGAGTAACAAGTAAAAAGAATTTAACAGAAATAGAAAAAGAGGATTATAAGAAGTTATTAAATGTGGAAATGCGCAGCAATACTGGTTATTTATATGATAATAATCAGAAAACTCCATTAGATGTGTATAATAAATGTGAAAAATACGGTGAAATTTGGAATAAAATAAATGAATTAGATCCATTTGTTAAAAGATGTATTCATTTAAAATACAATTACGATTTTAAAAAAATAAGATCAAATAAACATGTTGCTGAATTAATGTGTTGTAGTGAAGAATATGTTAGAAGAAAAATAAATACTTGTCACCAACCGGGATCGAACCGGTGACCTCAAGATCTTCAGTCTTGCGCTCTCCCAACTGAGCTATAGCGACTATGATTATAAATTATATTCCTATTATGTCTATATATATATTAAATCCACTATTTGTTTTGACATTTTTCCGTCACTTGGATAATGAATACCAGCATGTACTCTACAGTCATCACATTTTTTTGCGATTTCTTCAAATAATTCTTTTTTTTCCGGATATTTTTTAGATAATTTTTTTGTTAAATAATATGCATGAAATGCGTGTCCAGCAGGCATTGATGGACTTTGTCCAGTATTTGTATGAAAATATTTTATTGAATTATCAATCTGATATGGTCTTGGTCTATTAATTAAAAATTTAAAAAAAAGAGTTACATATATTATAGGTTTAAACATATTATTTAATTCTTCTATACTTTCATTTACGTGTTCAACATACGCATGTGATACACTTTCATTTGTTAAATGAAAAAAATTTACATCAACACTATTTCTATCTTGTGCCATTTTTTTAACAATTTTTGATTCGTCATTACTATATACAGGTATTGTTGGTAAATAAGAATAATAACTAGGTAATCCTACTAAATATACTACCAATAAAAAAATATATGTTTTTATATGTTTATACATATATATATTTTATATAAAATTGAATACATATCTCACTATTATTAAAATTAATAATGAAATATGGTTTGCAGTTATTGCGGAGAGAAAAAACATAAAATTTCAAATTGTCCATACGATAATGATCTTGTGAAAATATTATATTCATCTGATCCAATTGATTTTAGTTCTTTAAGTTATAAAGTGTTACGTAAAATTGCATCTAACACATGTTATAAATCATCATTACCAAAAACAGAATTAGTTACAATATTTAGAAGAATTAAATCGAAATATGTAAAATCGGATACAGTAGAAGAAGATTGTGCAATATGTTATGAAAAATTAGAAACCACCAATGTATGTACAACATCATGTGGGCATAAATTTTGTATGACTTGTATAATACAATTAGTAAGAAACAACTCTAGTTCTTCAAATTCTTGTCCATTATGTCGTAAAGCATTAATTAATGAAAATATATTTAATAGAGCATCACGACAAAGTATATCTAGTATAATCTATAATGAATATGATAATGTATATAGTCCAAGTAATGATCATTCTGATTTTCAATATTTTATTAATTCAATGGAAGATAATCCATCATATATGCCAATTTCAGCAGACGAACGAGGTATAGATGAAAACTTAGTTCTTAATTTACCGCAACCAATAAATATAATAGAAAATGAAGAAAATACTATTTCATACGATATAACAGGAAATAATATAGAAACTGATATGGATATAGAAAATGATATGGATATAGAAAATGATATAATAGAAACATTAAGTACAATGGCGACTAGAATTAATATACGTCGGTCTAATCACAATACAGAAGAATATGAAGCAAGAGAAGAATATCAAAATGAATTAAATGAAATGTATCTAACACCGCCTAGAGATTAATATTATATAATTAAATTAAATATACCTTTTAATATTTTCCTCTATTGTTTTCTTATTTTGATTCAATAAGTTTAATATACTATGATACCATTTTCTAAAAGTTTTTTTATTTCTTTTAATATTAGTTAATGAAAACCATTTTATTTTTTCCTTCTCTAATAATCCATCTTTATCTACTTGATCAGGTAATTTAGATCGCATAAAGTAGCTATTATTATTAAAATATTGTTCAATATATTCATTATATGGTATATAAAATAAATAAGTTACATATGTATTATTATCCAATTCTATAATTAAATGTTTTTTAATATAGGTTTTCAAAGTTTTGCATCCCAAAAAACCATTTAATTCCTCACATCCCTCTCGTATAGCTGTTTGAAAAGGAGTTTCATTCGCTTCTCTACTTCCACCAAAATCGGACCATCCATCTAAATCAAGACCAAATAAAAATAATAATTTATTATTGTGTATTGTTACTGGTAATATACCTCCACCTTTACCCATATATATATAGTTAATAAAATTATTTTTCAAAACATTCTGTTAAAAATACAAAATATTTATTATCAACCGGCTTTTTATTAATTAATATTTCATACATGTTTTCTAGTAAATGTTTTTTTAATTTATTAAAATTTTCTCGTGTGTCTTTAAACAATGATGGATATCCATTTACTTCTATTACATATGGATTTAAATTAGTATTTAATATATAATCAAATCCAAATATATGAAATATATCTTTATTATCCTCTTTGTAATATAGATCACTATTAAATACTTTTGCTACTTCTCTCATTTGAGATTCTATATTTTTAATAATTATATTATAATTTTTTAATGAAGATAAATTGTGACATTCATAATGGTTTTGTATATTTACATGTATATTGGTATTTGTTTCGTCATATATATCATTCATTAATACCATATTACCGTCTGTATATAAATATAATTTATTATTTATATATATCATATAAACACGAATAACTGTTTTTCGATTATTTAATAAATATATATTTTCTACATTTTCTTGTAATATATATTCTTTAGGTTTTTGAATAGTAGATATAAAGTCCTTATTTTCGCTATTAATACAATATACGTGCTTACCATCAGTAGAATAACTATTTTTCAAAAAATATAATTTATTTTCTTTTATATTGACATTTTCTATATGAAAAAATGTTTTTGGATAAAAACAATTAATATTATTCATAAATAATTTTTTAAAAAATGAACTTTTAATATCAATGGATCTTATTTTTTGTCTAGGTAATAACATTATATTGCCATTTACTACTTTACTTAAATAAGGATCCCACATAGTAAAATCGTTAATTATACTAGCGCCTCCTTCGATCCATCCTTTATCTAGTAATATATCTTTTAATATATTTGATCTGTTAATCATAAATGTCTTTTTTTGATTTTCCTCTTTTGAGAATTTTTTCATTGACATAATAAGATTTTTACTCATATATATTATAATTAAATTATAAAATTGATATTATTATTTATTTAAACTAAAAATAAACAATGACTTTAAATTATGAATTAAATAATGTTAAAAATATTTATGATCAAATTGCTAATGAATTTGATGTTACAAGAACGTATAATTGGCCATGGATAAACACAATAATGGATAGTTTTACAGAAAATTCATTAATATATGATATTGGATGTGGAAACGGAAGAAATATGAAATATATAAAACATAAATTTATAGGTGTTGATAACTGTGAAAAATTTGTTGATATGTGTAATAACAATAACATGAAAGCAATATATAGTGATATGACAGATATAAATCTACCATCAAATACAGCTGATATAGTAATGTGTATAGCTAGTTTTCATCATTTATCTAATAATGAAAATAGAATTAAAGCATTGAACGAGATGAAAAGATTAATAAAAATAAATGGTAATATAGTTATATCAATATGGTCTATAAATCAACCTAAAAAAACACGAGTTACATTTAAAAATTATGGTGATAATATTGTATATTGGAAAAATAAATATCCACGTTATTATTATATATTTAAACTAGACGAATTTGAACAATTAATAAAAGAAGTAGAATTAAAAATAATAGATAAATTTTATGACTGCGGTAATGAAATATATATACTTAAAAAATAATATACATTATATATATATAATGATAAACCCAGATCCATATGAAGATCATATTAATAAACGTTTAACAGATAGAAGGAAAGGTATATTACAACCAAAAAAAGCTATGAAACCAAAAAAATCAATTTTATATTGTAATAATTGTAATGTACCTGATAATTTAATATGTTGTACAAATTGTAATGATAATATATGTAATACATGTATGTATAGTACTACAATATGTATAAAATGTAATAAAACCTTAAAACGAAGTAATAAAATATCACCTAATGATACTCGTAAAACAGAATATATTGAAAGATATATTTTTAAAAAATATATATGTTGTTTCTTAAATCGTAATAAAAAATAAAATCTATATTATATAATAATGAATAATATAGAATTTTATCATAATTTTTGTGAATCTGTGTTACAAAATTATAAGGGTCCAGAAATATTAAATTCATATTCGTCGTTATTTATATCATTAATTCCAATTTTCATGGGATTGCCTCAATTAATAAACTTTAAAAATGTTGGTTATATGTTAATATTAAACGGATTTTTTAGTTTTTATTATCATTATTCTTTAAGTTGGTTAGGAAAACATTTAGATGAAGTAACTATGATATTGGCTAATTATTATGGTATAAGCGGTTTAATAAAATTTTATGATAATAATTATCAAAATAAAATAAATAGATTAAATACTATTTTTTTACCATGCTTTATTTCATTTAATACAATACCTCAATTAGATTTTTTATTTCCAACTATATTTGGTATTTATGTATCTTATACTGTATATTTAATATACGATATATCTAAAATTTATTATAATAGTAAAACTATAATTTCATATTTAATGTACTCATTATTTGGAGCGGTATGTTGGTCTATATCTGAATTATATTGTACAGAAGAAACTAAATATGGACATGTATTATGGCATATGTTATTTCCTTATGGGTTCTATAAAATATTATTAATTTATGATGATATAATTAATTCAAGTCCTTTTCAATCATAATATAAAAAATAGTTAATTGATATTTTTTTTTATTAGAATATCTATATTAATTTATAACAGCATTAATATATTGATGTGCTTGTTTTTTATTATTTTTAATCTCATTTTCTAATTGTTTTATTAGAATATCATTATTTTCACAATACTCTATAATTTCTTTTTGACGTACAATTGATGGAACAGATATTTTCAGTTTATAAAAATTTTCTTGATTAATTCCAAGTTGTGCAGTACCTTTAGCTATACTCAATAATTCAGGCTGAATAGATTGTAGATAATAAAACATATATTTTTTTATTAATTCGTCATTGCAAATAATAGTCCATCCATGATGATTTAAGAAGAACTTATTTTTTTCATATCTTACACAATCTGCCGATACACCATCCTTTGCTACTATTATTTCATCTTCTCTATTATATTGATTAATATAATAACTAATATTTCCACCACCATACACAGGATATTCTCCTTGTATTTTCATATCTGGTTTTATATAAGTCCCTTGATTTACTTTACAGACATCTTTAAGCGTTTTTATTTCGTTTTCGCCAAATATTATTTGATTATTTAAACAATATTCATTTAGTTTTCTTAATTCTATAATTTTTTCATTGCTACTTTTACTAGTTTTTTCATATATAAAATCCAAATAATTTATGATTTTATGTTGTACGTCAATTGCTGGAAATGGAATTTTAATATTGCTAATAAATTCCTTTGAAATATGTTGTAATCCTGCACCTTTAAAGCCTTTTTGTAATACTTCAATATTAATTGAAAGATAATAATATATATATTTTGATAAATCATTTGTTATAACTTTAATTACATAATTATCAGCAGAACATGAAAATTTACTATTATATTTAATATTTGCAGTTCCACCAGTTCCTATAATTAAACAGTCATCCTCATAATCATATTCATCACAGTATTTATCACATATTTGAGATGATGTATAAAATGGATATGCTCCATATTTTTCACCGTAGGCTGCTTTACGTTTGCTTTTTTGCATAAATTTACAAACTTCATCAATAGTTTTTATAACAATACCTTCATCATATTGATCTTCTTCTATTTCATCTTTCATATATTCAGTATAATTAAGTGAATAGGAATTATTAGCAATATCACCAATAGGAACTTCAATTAATAGATTTTTTACATCTGTATAAGGATTATAATCGTAGAACTTAACGTTGATTGTTTGATGTGTTTTTGAAAATGTATAATCTCGACCTGTTTCTTTTTGTGTTTTTGATACTCTAATTTTAGTTTCCAAAATATCGCACCCTTCATTTTTTTTTACAAAATAAAATACACATGTTTTTACGTCAGTATATGTAAATATACCAGATGGTAAATATATTATTTCTTTTAAATCACATGTTTTCATAAGATATTCTCTAATTGTAACAAACAACTTTCCTTTGTTAAATAAATCTTTTCCATCAGGTAATACTACTGCACATTTACCGTTAATTTTCAATGTATAAATAATTGCTTGAATAAACAAAGAAACCGCATTATCTGTTTTAATAGGAATATAATTATTTTTTAAAGAATTTTGAATATTGTCATATTTTAAACCTTTAATTCCAAACGGAGGATTCGCAAGAACATTATCAAATTTTCTGGTTATAGGTTCGGAAATACTATCACCATAATCTAAATTATCAAACATTTGACCTGAAGAAATTAACATATTTGAAACAGCCATCTGATATGTATTATGTACTATTTCCTTACCATATAATCCTTCTGTTTTTACAAAATCCCAATCTAATGTTATATTTTTATTTTTTGCTTTTTGAATTATATCTTGTAGATAGGTAACCAAGAAACCACCTGTACCCATTGCAGGATCACCCAAAGATTCGAATTTACCATCAGAATATATTTGTGGATCAATTAATTTTACCATCATTTTTTTAACCAAAGGTTGAGTAAAGAATTGTCCAAATCCTCTACCAGTTTCGGCCAAATTTTGAATAACCTCTTCATAAGCATTACCCAAAACATCATAACTTGTTTCTACTAGATTAATAGTATTAAGCTTATCAATTAATCTTTTATATGTAGAACTACGTTGAATATCAAATCCTTTTCCTTTTAAAAACACATTTTTTGTACTAGGATGTTTCGATAAAATATCATCCCATAAAATTTTAATATTATTAGGTATATTCTCTTCCTTTTCATTAGACAAATTACTAAAACGGACTATTTCTAATAGTTTATTTTTATGTATTTCTACATCATCTCCTACATGGCTAAAATCATAATCATAGTTATCTATATTTATTTCTGTTTCTAATTTTGGCTCAATTAATTTTAATATTAATAAGTAAGATATATTTTGCATAGCAAGATCATTCACTAAACCTTCAAGTCTAGCTATATCTAAACAATCACTTATTACACTAATAATTTTACCTTTAATATCGGTTTTAAGTTCGTCTAATTTATTAATCTTCTGTATTTCAGATAAACTAATACATGGTGTTTTCTTATTTATATGACGCGTATAGTCTATCTTTTGTAAAAATTCCTTTTTACAGAGTTCGCAAGAATATTTTGACATATTTTCAGACATTTTATATATTAAGTATATATTACTTTTCTAAATCAATTTTATTAAATATTCATTGATTCTATAAAAAAAGTATTTTTTGCTTAATATAATTTTAAATGTTTATAAAATTAAACCTGATCTTTTTTTATTGTTTTTAATAATAATTATATCTTCTAAACTTTTTAGATTATAATATTCAATCCATAGATCATGTGGAGGAAATGATGAATCTTTTTTACATAATTCATTTGTTACCATTGATAAGTTCATATAATATTTTTTTAGTTCATCATGTTTTAATAAGTAATTTTTTATTTTTTCTTTACATTCATCTATATTGTAAAATATATTTTCAATACTCAAATAGTCTATCCATGTTGTAAAATTGTTTCCAAATATGGTTTCAGGATCTTTAGATAATCTATAGTCTCTTTCACATAATTCATTATATTCCTCTTTCGTTTTAATATTATTTTCAATAATTATTTTTTTTGCCTTTTCATAGCTTATACTATTTATTGCAAATCTTCCTCGCGTTTTCAATCTCAATGTTTGTGTTAGTTCGTCATCATAATCACCAAATTCATAAACAGGTGAATTAGATTCTTTTTTATTATAATTTGGTTGTTTCTTAACGTCTATTTTAAATACTTTTATTTTTTGAATAATTGTTTCATCTTCCATTCCCATTTGATATATAACTTCTCTTACCTTTTTTAAATCTACGTTTTCATTATTTTCTAACCAATCATCACGATTCAAAATAGGCAATATTATTTTATTTTTTTTGGTTAATTCGTTTTTATTTTTTCTACCTGATCTTAATGCAGACTGAACAATGCGAATATTTGATGTCATATTTTCAGCAAATACAACGCCATCCAGTAATGGAAAATCCCATCCTTCACCTAGACAATAAACACACGCAATTATTCCATAATTCGATTTTGTAAATTTTTCAATTATATCTTTTTGAATTTTTGAATTCATTTCACCTTGATAATCTGAACAATATAAATCAGGTATATCAAAATAATTATCATTTATAAGTAAATTTATATATCTAATTATCTTTTTGGAATTTTCCGTATTATTTGAATATATTAACAAGTGATGTGAATGTTTTTCAAAAATACTTTTTAAAGATGCAAACGCACTTAAGAATAATCTCTTATCGTTTTCTTCTGCTACATTAAATTTTGCTAATTGTTGTTCTAATTGTTCTTCATCTGTAATAATTGTTTGAATTACATAATCAGTAATAATATTTTGGTCAATTGCCCACAATAAACATTTTTTATCTATTATTTCGCCAAAATATTCAACATTATCATTTGAAACTACAATATCTTCATCTCTTGAATTTTCCTTATTTTCTAGTAATTTCATTGTAGCAGTAAGTGATAATTGTTTTTTTGAATTTATTTTTAATATCTGAACATACGTTTTACGATCATCCTCTTGTATATTATTACTTGTTAAATGATGACATTCATCATTTATTTTCATATCAAATGTGAAATTAATTTCTTGAGTTGCTTTATATACTTTATATGATGAAGCATATGTAGTAATTACAATACAATTATTATTATATTCTTTTAAAAACTGTGTTACATGTTCTGTTTTTATATCATCACATACAATTAAATAAGGAATATTTTTAAATATCATACATATTACTTCTTTCCATTGGTTTAATAATAGTCGATTCGGAACTCCTATCAAAATTTTTTGTGCATTTAATTTTTGTGTAATCCATAATGAAATTAGTGTTTTTCCTACTCCACACATTAATACAAGAATACCTTTTTCATTTTTTTCAAAATATATTTTTGATTCTTCAATAATCTTATTTTGATAATCTCTAGGCACATAATTTACTATTTCTGTACCTGTTTTATTTGTAGTAATAACTTTATTAATACTATTTCTCTCTCTAATAGGCCTTGTCATATTACTCATTTCTTCCTTTGAAATTTTTATGTAATCAAATCCATTTGAAATTAAGTATGGTTCAATAGAATCAATAATTTTTTTATCATAAAATTCAATTCCTCCATCAAATTTTATATTTAATTTATTAAACTCTCTTTGTAATGAAATTTCAAGTCTTCCCATCTCTTCTATTGGAATCTGAAATACTGGATCAAAATATCCTCTTTTAATTTCACTTGTAGCATACTGTCCATCTCTTTCTACAATATTACTTGCTTTACCTAATTTACATGCATTATATTTAGTATATGACTCGTGATTTCTCACATAAATATATCCTTTATTAGTTTCACTCATGTTCAATTGTTATGTTTATAAATCATAAATTATTCATGAATAATCAATTTTTTATTATATTAGACAATAATAAAAAATCATATTTTAAAACATACTACCAAAAGATCCATTACCTCCAAGGGCTTCATTTGCCGCCATTACACCCATATCCATAGGAGATTGTGCTCCTATCATTGGTGTGGGATTTTGCTGATACATTCCATTGAAATCAACTGATGGTTGTTGAATCATTGGAGGATTAGGCATAGAAGTTCCTGGTGGTATTCCACAACTTTGCAAACTATTGTTATCTATATATGTAGTAGAGGATGGAGGACCGTTCATTGCAACACTACCATTTGGTTGTTGAACTATTGGTTGAGTTACTCTTAATTTTGTATTTTTTGCATTATTTTCCTTAATATTTGTATGTCCTTCTAATACATTTACAAATCTTTCAATCAAAATATTTGATTTCTCTCCTAATTTTGTTTGAATACTCAACAATATAGTCAAACCAATCAATACTATATTTAATAATGTAACTGGTTCAAATTCTTCTCCACTATATGTTGGTACAAAAGTAATTAATCTATGAATATAAAAAAGACCAATAAATAATATAAGTAATTGACCTATTATTTCAAACAATATTTCGATAGAACCTTTTGTTTCATCTGCTTCAGGAATATAATGTTTCATTAATTTATTCAATCCTATTACAGGTATTATTGCTAAAAATGAATATTGACCTAAATTTAATAAATCAAATTTCGTTTCTTGATCAAAACGAAATACATGATTCATAAATGATTTTTTATTTGAACTTTTTATTTCATCTAAATCTTCACTACTCATAATAATGTATTATTATGAGAAATTAATATTCATAATTATTAATTTAATAAAACTTAAAATTGATTTATACCTATTTCATATAATTACTATATTTAAAACTATGGTTGTCATTTGTTCTAATTCCTATACGTCAGATAATTACAATGAATATTATAATAAATATTCATTCGATCTCAGTCCTTTTCAAAAATATGCTATTGAAGCAATTATTAATGATCAACATGTATTAGTTACAGCTCATACTGGTTCTGGTAAAACTTTGCCTGCCGAATTTGCTATTGAGTATTTCCACGCTAAAGGAAAAAAAGTAATTTATACAAGTCCCATTAAAGCACTATCCAATCAAAAATATTATGAATTCTCACAAAAATTTCCTCAAATTAATTTTGGAATATTAACAGGAGATATGAAGTTTAATCCAGAAGCAGATGTATTAATTATGACTACTGAAATATTGCAAAATTATCTATATAAGCGTCTAAATAAAACACAACAAAAATCATCAAATATTCATTTCGAAATGGATATCGAAAATGAACTAGGATGTGTTATTTTTGATGAAATTCATTATATTAATGATGCAGATAGAGGAAAAGTATGGGAAGAAACTATTATGATGTTACCATCACATGTTCAAATGGTAATGTTATCTGCAACAATCGATAATCCCGCAAAATTTGCAACATGGTGTGAAGAACAACATAAAACAAAAAAAGTATATTTGTGTTCTACAAATGAACGCGTTGTACCACTACATCATTATTGTTATATAAATATGACTAATGGAGTATTTAAAAAGATTAAAGATAAAGATACACAGGCTCAAATTAGAAAAATAATTGGAAAACCGCATGCTATTAAAAAACAAAATGAAGGATTTCAAGATCAGACATATTTAGATATTAAAAACTATTTGGATTTATTTTATAAACATCAATTATATGCGTCACCTGCATTTGTACTTAATGAACTAAGTAAATATTTGAAAGAAAATAATATGTTACCTGCATTATGTTTCGTATTTTCAAGAAAGAATGTTGAGAAATATGCATCACTTATAACAGTGAATCTATTAGAAGACGATAGTAAAATTCCATATATAATTGATAAAGAATGCGAACAATTACTTCGCTCAAAAATTCCTAACTATCAGGAATATATAGAACTACCTGAATATAAAACAATGATAAGTCTATTACAAAAAGGTATTGCTGTACATCATAGTGGTATTATGCCTATTTTGCGAGAAATTGTTGAATTAATGTATTCTAAAGGATATATTAAATTACTATTTGCTACAGAAACTTTTGCTGTTGGATTAAATATGCCTACAAAAACAGTAATATTTAGCAATCTCTCTAAATATACATCTAGTGGTGTAAGAATGCTATTAGGACACGAATATACACAAATGGCTGGTAGAGCAGGTCGTAGAAATATTGATACTGTAGGACATGTTATTCATTGTAATAATCTATTTGGAAATAATTATCCAACAATAACTGAATATAAAACTATTCTCTCTGGAATCCCTCAAACTTTGAAATCCAAATTTGCTATATCTTATCATTTGTTAATGAACTTAACTTCTATTGGTGAATTAGATTTTAAAACATATATTGAGAGAAGTATGATGCAAGAAGATATTGATAATAATAAAAAATATATCGACGAATCTATTGAAAAATTAGAACTAGATATACAAAATAAAGAACAACAAATTAAATCATTGTCACGAGTTCCTATTGAAGATATTGAAACATATAATGATCTTAATGGTAAAATACGTACATTAAATAATAAAAAGCGAAAAAATGCTGAACGTGAATTATCAACAATAAAAGAAAAACATGGAAAGTTATTTGATAATGATAAAAAACGATATGATGAATTTATTGAACTTAAAAATAAGTTGAATAATTCGAAATCTAGTCTTGATCAAACCGTTAATTTTGTAGTAAATAAATGTAATGTTATTTATGATTTGTTGAAATCGAAAAATTATCTACTATCAAATGATGACAATTCATATAGTCTAGATGTTAAAGGCACTATTGCATCTCATATACACGAAAGCCATTGTTTAGCCATGACTGATTTTATATACGATCACAATGGTTTGAATAATTTATCAGTTGATCAACTAGTTGGATTATTTAGCATATTTACAAATATTCGAGTAAGTGATGATATCAAAGCGTCTTATCCTTATTGTCAAGATATATTAAAATCAAAAATAGTAAAATTAGTAGATATGTGTAACGATTATTATTGTTTTGAAGTAAATAATATGATAGATAGACCAATTGATATTGACACCATTACATACGATATAATTAATGAATCTATGGAATGGTGTAAATCTGAAGATGAGGCACAATGTAAAAATATTTTACAAAAATTAAATGATGAAAAATCTATATTTCTAGGTGAGTTCGTAAAAGCACTTTTGAAAATTAATAATATGGCTTCCGAATTGGAAACAGTTTGCGAAACATATGGTAATATAGAATTGTTATCTAAATTAAAACAAATACCAGAAAAAACAATGAAATTTGTTGCAACAAATCAATCATTGTATGTTTAAGCTACTAATGTTTGTTGTTCTTCCATTTCTTTAATAATGTCGCGTTTTGTTATAATCATTAATCCTAATAATACAAAAAGTAAAATAAAAGGTAATAATACTAGAAACCATGATATACCTTTATATCCTGCTTTACATATTAAATTTAATACCCATGTCCAGAATAAAATATAAATTAATTTAAATATAAATATGCCAGGCATATTTTCTACTTCACATGAATAACTTCCTAAACAATATCTATGATGATCTCCATTCATATTTTGTAATCCCATTAATACTAATGCTATTGCTGATAATACAAAGTATAACATAGCAGGTGTGCATAATTTTGAAAATTGTTTTGCCAATTTCATTATAATATATAATTATATTTTTTTACATATTAAAAACATCTGCATAATACATATATGTTGGTATCCCTAAATAAAATATTCAAATTTATTACAACAACATGTAATTTATATAAAATAGATGAATCACATGGTGTTCGTCATTCAATGGATATATTACGTATATCTAAAAATATAGTAGATGAAGAAATAAATAAATATCCTTATTTACTTAATAAAGAACATATTATTTATACTTCTGCATTATTACACGATATGTGTGACGATAAATATTTTAAAAACAATGACGGTAAAGATAATGTATTTAATTTTTTAAAAGAAAATAACTATGCGGAAAATGATATTGATGATATAATGCGAATTATTAACACTATGTCATATTCAAAAGTTAAGAAATATGGTTATCAGTTCAAAGAAAATGAAAGTAAAGAATTTATAAAAATGTATCATATTGTACGTGAATCCGATTTATTATGTGCATATGAAGTAGAACGATGTTTGTTATATGATTTGTATATGCGTAATAATCCATTTACTGCATCATTTAAACGAGCAGATGAGTTATTTCAAGTACGTATGTTTAAACATTTTGATGATAACTTATTTACTACAAAATATGCATTACGAGAAGGAAGAAAAATGCATAAAGATGCACAAGAAAGATTGGATGAAATTAAAAAAATGATATTACTAATTGATAGTGGTGATTAATTTAATATTGGTTGTATTCTTATTTTTTGTTTGAATTTTGTTTCATGTGTAAATGCAAATATGTGAAACGATTGTTTAGAATAATTCTCGAAATCCTCTCTACATACAATCCCCGATACAATTTTTAATTCAGGTATATATGTATTATATTGATACAATGTATCATTTCTGGCTATCTTATCAAATACATAACCATTATATACTGTTTTTTCCATATTAGGATTATTTTGTATTAATTCTAATATAGTACATTCTGTTTGTATCTTTCGTATAGAACGCATGGTTGTATTTATATAATCCATACGTTTTGTCCATTTATTGTAAAATTCTAATGCTTCTTCTGACATATTTAGCATGTTTTCATTTTTCTGAAATTGGATCATATTAAGTAAATCTACTAATCGTCTAATCGGTGATGATATATGTATATATGATTCTAATTCCAATATATCGTGTGATTCTATTTTTTGACCACATATATATTGTCCTGACGCATTCTTCCATACTTTAAGAAACTTGTATATTTCTTCATCCAATGTTTCAGGTAAATTTTCCTGGACATTCATATTTAATGATCTGTAAATTCCATTATTATATACCGACATATTGGTAGATGATAAATAATTTATCAAAATCATTAAATACGACACTAGATCGTGACTATTTCTAATATGTTGTACATACTTATGATTTTTATGTATTGATTTGCATAAGTTATATATTTTATTATAATCTTTGTCTCTTAATAAATCCTTTCCTTCATAACAATAATTTTTTGTTACTTTAATTGAAGTGTTTTTAAATTCTGTTTTAGCTATTTTATTATCTTTAATATACACGTCCATCGTAAATGCAAATCGAATTTCACCTTTTTGCAAACTACATAAACATTCTGATAATATTGTAGGCATCATTGGTCTTTTTCTATCTGGCAAATAAATGGTAGAAATACGTTCTGAAAATGATGACCATAAATTCAACATATCCATCCATATGGATACATTTGATATATATATCGAAATAATTTGCATATCATCTTTTTCAATTATACCCATCGCATCATCATAATCTGATGTAGTCGATGAATCAATCGTAAATATATGTCTGTCTGTTCTATTTTCTATTTCTGGATACTTATTTTGAATATTTTCAATTAATTCTTCTTTTGGTTTTACTTTAAGTGCGCTCATAGTAGCACGATTAAATCCTTGTATTGATGCATTTAATGACTTACAATATAATTGATATTCGTAAAAATGTTCTAATACATCGACGTTACCAATCGTCTGTATGATTGTTCCGATAGGATGTTTAGAATTCCATTCAGTAAATTTAAATGTAATATATTTATTTTTTTGTAGTTTATTAAAACCCATTGATTTAATTTCATATGGGACTAAAAATTCAGGTAATCGTTTATCATCTGGAACACATTTGTATAAATATCTTTTGTTTTTTGACCCCGAATTTCCATATGTCTTATTATTTTCCAATATTAAGACACCAGGCATATATGATATTGCTCGAATACAAGAATGTAAATGTGTTATTTTATTATCCTCGTATCTACATACATCACCTGTAAATATCTTATTATTAAATGGATCAATGTCTATTTCTTTACGTACTAAAGTATTTTGTTCATTAGCATACCATTGGTCATATGACCTGCTTTCAATATAGAATTGGAGATTCATATTTGTAGTTGTATATAGTAGTATAGTTCCGTTAAATCAATTTTATACTATTTCGCGGATAATTTAGTAATTATAAATAATACAATAAATTATAATGATTATAGGGCTATTTTTAATGGTTAATTTATTTTTATTTACAAACAATTGTGTAGGTGCAGTAAATACTAAACCTTTGAATATTAGATTTAATTCCACTAACAATATTATGATTAAAGGACCAATTGATAACGATGTTTCTAGTAAATTCATTTACGAACTGAATTTGTTAGAAAATAAAAAAAATGTCTATGTTTATTTAGATACACCAGGAGGATCAATAGATGATGGTATGCAAATTGTTGCTCAAATTAAGAAATATCAATTATCTTGTATTGCTGAAAAAGCATATAGTATGGGATTTATTATTTTTCAATCGTGCAAAAATCGTTATATAATGCCACATAGTAGATTAATGCAACATCAATTGAGTTATGGAATACGTGATGAAAAATTAAAAATAGATAATTATGTGCGATTTATAGATTCCATGGAAAAACAATTGGTTGAAGAACAAGCAGAGAGAATAGGTTTAGACGAAGATGAATTTTATGAAAAAACAATAAATGAATGGTGGTTATATGGTAAAAATATATTAAAGGAAAATTGCGCCGATCGATTTGTAAATGTAGAATGTAGTGTAACTTTAACAAAACAAAATTATACAACTATGGTTGGTAACTATGAATATACATACTCCAGATGTCCGCTTATCGATAAATTTATTTTTAAAAATAAAACAAGTGGCTCATCTACATTTGAACCTTTTATTTTCACGTTTTAATTAATATATATTATTTTTAGCAATATAATATATATATGGCACGCATTAAACATAGTAGAAAAAATAATGCATATAATAAAAAAAACAAAACACATAAGAAAAAAAATAAAGTAACACGAAAACCTCGTGCTAAAAAATCTGTAAGAAAAAGTAGAAAAGGTGGGCAACAACAATCTATGTCTCTAATGGCTAATTTTCAAAAAATAGCAGCATCAATTCAACAAGGGTTAGCAGATTTAGATATTGATTTAGTTTCACGTATGGGTGTAGAATTATTATCTCAGCCTATAATTTTGGCATCAATATATCTTATAGTTAAACAAGCCGTAGAACCCCCATCTAATATAGAGACTCATATAAAATATGTTAAAAAGATGTATGCAGATAAAAGATATTATGTAATGCCACAAGAAGGAAATTCATCATCTGAAAATGCAAACAATATAAGAAACGTAATAGTTAAAAATGAAGCCGAAGCTAATAAATTACAAATAATAAGTACTACTACATTTTATAGAATTTTCGTAATATTAGCACAAGATATAATGTTTAAAATGTTTAGTCATCATCAAGATAATAAATTTTTACCATTGTTTCAAAATATTGTAGCACGTATGATAAAAATTGCTGACAATGATAAAAAAAATCTAACTGTTGAGCAATTAACTACTTCTAACAAAAATTCAGAATTCTATGATTTAATGATATATTTGGAAAAATCATTAGGGTCTTTTCATACATCTCCAAGAGGTTCTTTTCATGATGCAATTAAAGGTGATATAACTAAAAAATATACAGAAATTACTAAACCAGGAGCAAAGATTACAGAAAGATTTATGTTTTTTTCTTATATAGTAACTAGTTCTATAACACCAGTAATACCAAAAAAAGAAGAAGAAATGAAAACAGAAACAAACATGAAAAAAAACGAAAAAGCTGGATTCGGTGCTGGTGTAGGTGGTACATTAGGATCTAGAACTAAACTTAACTTTAGATATACAATATATGAAAAATCTGAAATTTCAAACATTTTTAAAACATGTATGGAAGATATTAAACAATTAAAAGAGAAAGGATCTATTAAAACACAAAATGGTGGTGGTTGGTTTTCTGATAAGTTTAATAAAGTTAAAAATCCATTTAAAAATCCAACACAGCAACAACAACAACAGCAACAGCAACAACAGCAACAACAGCAACAACAACAAACTCAACAACCACAGCAACAACAACAACAACAGCAACCTTCAACTTCTAGAAATGTATTTTCTATGTTCAAAAAACCTGTAATAGAAGACCTCAAAAGTAGTAAGGATGATGATAACGTTACAAAAAATTTAAATACTAAAATAATGGAATTATGTAATGAAATTAAAAATAGTAATAAAATTTTGACTAGAAGAAATACAAAGGTTGTAACTGCATTAGGTGTATATGATATATTTAGAGATGGTATTAAAATCAAAGGATTACAATTTCCAGGTGTTGTACCTGCATTTCTTTTTTTACTTACAAATAAAGTAGATTATTCTACAGCTTTTAATGATTCAACAGATTTAATGGAAGTAGAAATAGCAAGCGCCTCCAAGCAATTTGCTGGGATAGCAAAAGACAAAGTTATGACTTCATCACATAAAGATGAATGGAGACTAGCATTGATAGATTTAATTAAAACAAATATTTTGGGAGAAAATAGTCAAATGAGTAATATAGCAAACTCATTAAATCAGATCTTTTAAAACTAATTAAATATATTATTACAAATTATATAATAATATGTTTTTCAATATAATTGGTGTTATATATTTCGCATTTTGTGCTTTAAATAATAATAATATTGAAAATAGTAAATTAATAAGTAATAAACCTCTTGATGTTGAAGATATAATAAAAACAGGTTTAGATGAGCGTGTAAGTAA